ATCCTTTTTTTATCAAAAAATGGAATTTGATATTTTTTGCTGCAAAGCAATTCATCTTAACGAATTCAAATTTACCACTAAGCAATGGATCGTGTCTTGTCAGGAAAACTGGTTGTAAGCCCGCTCCCTCCAAAGGAGCATGGATTTCATCAATTTATGATCGCAACAGGCCAGTTTGTCGGACGTGGAGAAGACAACAAAACGCTTAAATTTATTGGTAACACGGGCATGGTCACTGAAGTTGTGTTGGCCGAATCATTTTCACAGTTTCATCACCAGGCTGGAAACGTTTACGTCGAATGCCCGGACAAATTCTTGGTGTACAACTGTTACAGTGGCAAGACAAAGACGTTGCCAAACTGGTCTATCCTTCGTCACATTGGAGAAAACGCTTTCATTGCGTCTGTGGGCGAGCAGTTGATGTTTGTTTACGAAGACAGAAAGCCAATTAATCTTACTCCAGACCTCAAGTTAGGTCGTGATGTACAGTGCACTGAAAGCTGCGTGGCAACTAAGCTGAGTCCCACCGAGCTCGCCTTCTACTCTGACAAAGGGCAAGTTTGGCAGACTACGTTGCCTACTCCTCTGACTGTTAAAGGTTTATATGGGCTGGTTGGTACCCAATTCGCAGTTGTTGTGTTTGACTCCGCTCATTCACGAGACACGATCTTGATGTACGACGTTTCAGATCGGCGAACGACTCCCACCCATTTCAGCTGCCAAAGGATTGACTTTTGTGTTTACTGCCCCGTAACTCACTTTCTGTTGGTTCGATTCAACAAGAATGGCAACAACTACCTACTAACTGCACTCTACGTGAACACACTTGCAAGGGTGTGGACTGTCGAGTTGCCGAGCGGCGGCAGCGTCGAGTCACTTTCACCATTGCCATTGTTTGTTGTTCACTCGGATCTGAACGGTCCTATGTCTGTGGTACACTACTGCGTAACAGGTGAAGTGCAGTACCAACTCGAACCATGCCACGGATCATTGAAGGCAATATCAGACAACGAGCTGATGCGAATTTCACACACTTCTGATCCAGTGATATTCGCCATCGCCGAAGAAGACGAGCTGTCCATCCCAGTTTTCGAAACTGAGGAAGCCGAGGTCATTCCACCTCCCGCCGCTATGGAAGCCGAGGTCATTCCACCTCCCGCCGCTATGGAAATCGAGCAGGCAGCGCTTCCTGTTGCAGCTGCACCATACCGCCTTTGCGGGATCTGGGACGTGCTCTCATGGTGCTCTTAGAGCTCCTCCAAAGTTTTGGATGCGTTTTTGCAGTGACTTTGAATTGTTCGAAGTATGCTGTACGGGCTTATCCAAAACCCCCTAAGCAAAAAACATTTTGGCAACGCTGCACAGAGGGTGCAGGTTGTTTTTTTTGTTGGAAACGAAATTTGACGTTTTTTGATGTAAAGTAATTCATCTTAACGAATTCAAATTTACCACTAAGACATGGCAGCAATACCAACTCACACTTCTTCGGATAGTTCGATTCCCAGATTCACTATGTTTGCCATTAACACAGAGCTAGGGCTTATTGCAATTGTCGGCAGCGGTTCAAAGATTCTGTTTTACAACCTGGTAACTGGTGAAAAACTTGCTATCATTACCATTCCGTTTCCAGCGGAAAAACTCCAATTTGATGGTGAGGTTTGTTCGTTTAGGGCTTATCAAGGCTTAGGTTCGTGTGGTATTGACGGAACGGTTGTTTTCAGAGAAGGTGTCTCTGAATTCCACTTGCTCAACGCAACTCATCGGATCGAAGCGCTCAACAACAGATGGTGCCTTGTTGGACCAAACGAACGCAAAGAGTTGCCAGATTCGCTCAATTTGAACACTATGTGTGCAGCCTATTTAACAACCGACAACACTGCTTTGTTGGTCACATACTGTTATAATGCGGTAATTTTAGACTTCACAACAGGAGACCGAACCCCTATTGATACGAGAAGAGGTGGGGCGAATTGTACCTTCGTCCCGTTGATAGACGGACAGTTTTGCACGTACAGTCGTGCGAGTACTAACCAATTAGTTACCATCCTTAGCTCGTCGCCCCCGTACGGTGTAAACATTCAACAGTTCTACGGGATAGAAGACATTATCTTCGACCCGTTAACTAACTTCCTCATCGTACAACACACAAAGCGTGTTGAGCACCGTACTCAGAACATCATTACCGCGATGAGGCTCGACGGTACCAGTGTTTGGTCGAACAGTGGTCGCATGCACAGCATTCAAAAAGGAATTGGTGCACCGTGGTTTGTTGCAGTACTTGGTCAATTGACGTACATGCTCGATTGTAAAACTGGCCAAACCATGTACAGCGTCAACACGCGGAATGGTCGTTGGTCCCATATTGGTCGATGGTACTCGCTCGGAGCAAAGCAGTTAAACCGAGCGATTATGTTCAAACTCGGCGAGGCAACACAACATGTTGACCTCATTACATCGTGGTCGGAGGACACCTTCCTACAACAAACCCACAAAGACGGACTCAGAGCATTTCACCACGTAGCTATAGTCCTACCAATCTGCAAGGATCTGCTTGGTGTTGTAATGCAGTTCCACGGACGGTTGTAACCAGACTTCAACCAGGCTTTGGATGCGTTTTTGCAGTGACTTCGAATTGTTCGAAGTACGCTGTACGGGCTTATCCAAAACCCCCTAAGCAAAAAACATTTTGGCAACGCTGCACAGGGGGTGCAGGTTGTTTTTTTGTCGGAAACGAAATTTGACGTTTTTTGATGTAAAGTAATTCATCTTAACGAATTCAAATTTACCACTAAGACATGGCAGCCGAACCACCTTCGGATATGACTCTTCTGAATATTCCAGCTTTCATTTGTGGTCAATATGATGTCGACGTCAAAACAGGAACCTATGTGAACACCTATTTAGGGCGAACAATTAGCTTTTACAGTTTAAAAAACGACACTCATCTTGCTACTGTCGAGGTTCCAGAACTGTTGCGAAAAATTCGACTTGTTGGCAATATCTGCTGGTTCGATTGCCTCGAAGGTTCAGGCTCATGCTCTGTCGAAGGATTGATCGAGTTTAAAAAGAACCCCTCGAAAACTCTCTGGTTTAACAACGGGTGTCTGCTTGAACTCGATGGTGACGAGTTATGGTTTGTTGGGCCAAGCCTGAGAACGAGGATACCAAGTATGTTCGCGGATGACGTTTGGATGGAGCCCCAAGTTACTCCCGACTTCACTGCTTTGCTGTTCAGAAGTAAAGAGGCGACAATAATTTTCGAACTCGCAACTGCGAAACAAACCGTGATCGACTTAATAATGCCCACTTTCACTGTTGCTCCGTTAACGCGAAGTCGATTTTGCGTGTTAGACAGCGGGGACCGAAACTCACCAATCCTCCTCATCAGCGCGTCAGATTCGCTTGCCAGGGTCGTTCGAACATACTTCTACACCCATACCTTTATTGCCGACCCAACAAACGACAACAGGATCATCGTAAGGCGCTCAGAGCTGATCGATCGTGAGTTCGTTACAATCATTTCTGCAGTAGAACTTGACGGCACGGTTGTTTGGGAGAAAACATTCGAGAACAGGTCCCAATTAATCCCCATTGATGGTGCACATCTGTTCGCAGTTTCAACTCCCCGCTTCACATATATTGTTGAGTACAGAACTGGTCAGCTTGTGCGCACCGTTAGGGTGTCAAAAGTTTGTCGTTGGCTCATGATTGGGGGTCGAGCGTTTGCATGCTCGAGTGGTGAAAACCCTCAATTCATTGACCTCATTACATCATGGTCGGAGGACACCTTCCTACAACAAACCCACAAAGACGGACTCAGGGCATTTCACCACGTAGCTATAGTCCTACCAATCTGCAAGGATCTGCTTGGTGTCGTAATGCAGTTCCACGGACGGTTGTAACCAGACTTCAACCAGGCTTTGGATGCGTTTTTGCAGTGACTTTGAATTGTTCGAAGTATGCTGTACGGGCTTATCCAAAACCCCCAAAGCAAAAAACATTTTGGCAACGCTGCACAGAGGGTGCAGGTTGTTTTTTTTATCGAACAAACTCATCGTAATGTATTCCCAAAAGCAGCGCGCCGACAACGTAGCCATGCCCAAATGGTGTTGCTGGATCGTTTAGCTTTGCTGTTAACAGATCGCGATCAAGTGGCAAACATGTAACGCTGCCGTCGGCGTTGCGTGGTCCGTCAAAATCATAAATGATCACATCGTTACCATGAGCAACACGATGTTGCCATTGCTGCGTTGCCTCACGGTCTTTGATCAAATCGTAATATTCTGGGACATAAACTTGCTTGCGTGACTCGATGTAGTCGAGTGGCTCGTTAATGTGATCAAACATAGCATACAGAACTCGTTTGTCTTTTGATCCTGGGTAACGACGTTTGGCTTCACAGTTTCGTAGCCACCATGTTCGTGATGTGTCATGCGGTATGTCTTCGAACACTTTTCCTGACTGCCAATAGCTTTCAAAATTCCAGTAACCTTTGTAAGTTCCCTCAACTGGTGACATCGGGCTGAAATCTCGACGTGCCATGTTTTTTGCCTGTGCGCTAGTTACATTGAGTTTTGCTGCGCTTGCGGGCGCCTGCGCCCACGTTCCACGACAATTCATGCTTGCAATGTACACTGTCATCTTGATTGTATTATGATTAATGTGGATCAAATTTGTGTCAAAAAAAAGCAGCGTGAGTCGTCTATGACATGTCCCAGTTAAACGGGGTATGATCGCCCCGTATGCGTGCGGTCACTGCGGCTTCTTGGTTTTGCTGGCGTGCGAGTTTGCCGAGTTGTATTACGCGTTGCGCTGCAGCATTTTTCTCTTTTTGGACGACGCGCGGACTTGAATTCCACTTTTGACAACTCGGTCTTTGGTTGCGGATTGTCCGAATTGACGCGATAGTTTCATTATGTAAAACCTGCGGAGTAAACCGTCTCTCGTATGTTTTTGTATGTGCCAACGCAATACCACCATTAAAAAGGACATTACAACCCTTTGTTTCCATGGTAACGCTGCGTAAAACATCCTCGAGTCCAAGCCGCCAGCACATGTGTCCGTTTTCTTCGACACCTCGACACCACCGAACGCAAAATGTGACACGCAACTTGATTGTAGTTGCTGTTAGTTTTTGCCACGCCACAAAATGTCCATGACTTTTGGTCCGGTTTGCGAGTGCCAGTGCATGACCGGCCTTCAACTCAGTGGTTTTGTAAGCTTGGTAGTCAATCTTATTTTTTGCTCCACACGTCCTGCACAATGCTTCTTCTCGGCGTTTGAAATTAACCCAGCAAGGCATGTCCAGAGCAAAATACTGTCGACAACCATTGCATTGAAAGTAGTAGCAAAAGATTATTGTATCGAGCAGTTTCCACCCGAGCCTTACCACAATCTGACCACTTCGCGTCTTGGTAAACAGCCAGAACCTTTGCAGCAATGGTCTACAAGCAACACCGAGATCGTGATGATAAGCTCGAAGTAACCACAAAGTCTCTGCAACAACGATGGTGTAGATATTATTCATGACTGTTGCAGGTTGTGTCATGTTGTCCCGGATCAAATTTATCTTTCAACAAAAAAAACGGCTAAATCTCTCCTCCATATTATGCGGGCTGCTTTGCAGCATGGGCTATTGCTTGCGTCACGGTACCGCACTGGTCTATTGAAACATATTTTACTGGCGCTTTACACAGTTTGGCAACCCCATCGGTTAGTCCGTTACAATGTTTGAACTCAACCCGTGGGACATACATGTTGACCATGATTGCGTCTGTTATGTTAAGACATTTGCTGAACCTGACCGTATTGACGTCACGGGGTAGAAACTCAACCACCGAGTCGTCGATGCTGTGGCAATCCGAATATTCGATCAAACACGCACGTGGTAGTACCAGAGTTCCAAGGCTTGCTATTGTTCGGCCCTCTTCAATACACATTGTAAGTACCTCGGCAACGTCGAGTAAATTATCTGGTCGAGGACAAACGAATGTGAATCTTTCCTCGTAGAACCTGGTTACCACCTGAATCTCCCTACTATGTTTCAAGGAACAAACGATTTGGCGAGTTCCGTTGGTTAAAGTGAGACATCGAATTCTTCCCGAACCCAACATGTCAGCTATGGTTTCTTTTGCAATGTTGGGACATCCAACGATTCCAAGTTCTTTGAGTCCGTCAGGCAAAGATTCAACTGTTTCTTTGCCGATATCACGACAGTTGGTAAATCTGGCCAGAATTGTTCCCGGTAACATTACAGTCCCAAGCTTTGCTATTTGGAAATCAGGTTTGATGCACGCTGAGCATGATTCGGCAACATATTGATAATCGTCGCCCAGTTGCGGGAAAACAAACGTAGCCATTTCTCCCGCATGGGTAACCTTTATCGTTGCAGTTTCACCGGAATTTGACTCATACGAGACAGTTCGCGCTCCGGCAACTAATTTGATTGTTTCCATTGCGAGTAAGGAATTGACACAAGCTCGATGAAATCAAATTTCTGCGTTGTAGAAAAATGAACATCACTTTCCCATAGCAATCCGCATCATGTCAGACCCCATCTCGTTATGCGTTGCGAATCCGTCTCCGTACAGCATTCAAATATCCTATTACAATCGGGATGTCCGTCGGACAATCACGAGTCGACCAAGAACAGAAAGTACGGATGAATGCTGGGCTTCCAACATCCATTTTGTAATGATGGACACCACACAAACCGTTCAGAACTCATTTACTCTGACCCAAGAACGGGTCAATCAACTGATATCAGGCGAGTTTCTGGTTATTCGAATCGGTCCGTTGGAAAACCTCCACGGCCCAACCCACAATTTAAAAGCTTCCTACGAGGATGGAACACTTCGCGTTGAGGTTCTGTCCTTTTCGGAATAGGCGGATTTTTGGTGTTTTTTTCGAATCGAAATATTTGATCCGATCATGTTTGAACCAATTCCTCATCACAATGGTAACCATAGAACCCACGTGGACAATTGATCGTGGAATGTACGTATCGTTCATGGCGTACGACCCTATTACCAAAGTTGTTGTAATAAAGGGTAACCGAACCATTACAACTCTCAACTCCGCAACTGGTGAAGTTAGACAAACAATCCAGACACGGTTTGCCGTCTCAAAACCTTTCATGATGTACAATGAAATCTGTGCATGGGCAACCGACCAGGGTCGTGGTATCGAAATGCGATCGTTGAATGGTGACCTTGAATCGTACAAAAAAAATCATTTCATGCTTGGCACAACAGAAGTTGGTTGGTTTCTCGCCATGCATCGCAACAGACCAGTTCTTTGCCATCCACTTGGTGACACCATACAGCTCAACACAGCAGTAACTGGTGATTGGAGAGCGCAGGTCTCACCTGACGGCATGCGCGTTGTCTTCGAAAACATGAATGGCATGCTAACGATTTTTAACGTCGAAACGCAAACTGAAGACATTATTAACGTCGATCCACCACAATATTCACGGGTCACTTTCTTCTTACCTAATTGCGTTTGCTTCTGGTTTTTGGACAACATTCACGGTACCGCCTGGTTTGTTGAAAACGGTCAAATCAAATCGACGACAACATGTTTCCGAGCTCGTCAGGTCGTGTACGATCCGTTGATGAACGCTTTTCTGGTCCGCAAACGTAACAGAATAAGTTTGTTCCGAGTAAACACAATGTTGTGGGATTGGACAAGCAACTGGCGTGAAACGGATTCGACAGAAATTGTTGCTGTCCCGAATGCGTGCTGTTTTGTCACGACTGATGTTCGCGAGTGGGGTAGTACGATAGTTTATGACTCGGAAACGGGTTACCCGCTACGTCGCCTTTCCGAGCAATACGATCCGTCGTATCCATTGATTGTGATCCCGCAAACGAATCAAATCGTTATTGCTGACGGCCAGGTAGTGCAAATGTATGATCTGTCGATCGGTTGGTCGATCGATCTCCATCCACGTTTACACCGCGATATTCGACTGGCAATACGTGCGTTTTACCGTGCAATGGTTGTTTGTAACGACCTGGTTAACGTCGTTATGTCGTTCCGAGGCAGGCAACGGTAACACGCCAACAGCAGGTTGGTAGTGTCGATTGCACGCCAACAGCAGGTTGGTAGTGTCGATTGCACGCCAACAGCAGGTTGGTAGTGTCGATTGCACGCCAACAGCAGGTTGGTGGGTTTATTTTTTGTTTGATAAAATTGAATTGTAAAATATGTTTGCAACTCGCTCCAAATGGCTTTCGTTAGCACCCAAAAACAACTTTCAGCGTTCCGAACTCGTTTGATGTTCGGCATAAAAGAAGTAAGTGCAAAGATAGCGTATCGTCGCACTTGTCCGATCCCAGAGTTGAACGTGACACGTGCACGTCTCTGTTACCTGAACTACCGACTCAACCAAATGATGAGCGCGCCAGAGTGGACTAATGTTTATTGGTGCTATTCGCTCGACAAGTTACAGTTAGAAAAAAAGGAGTTGCTTGACAAATGTGAGCGTGCCAAAGCTACGTGGGTACGTAATCGACCAGCTCGTGTTGATTGGATGGTAGACGCTCTTGCCCAGTACCAAAGCAAACAAGCTCTCTTAGTAATAACGGACAAACGTTTACAAACACTCACCAGAGATGAAATACTCCGAAATCCAATTCCACCCATGCCAGTAAAACATCGAACTGGTAGTAACCGCGGTTACTCCGACATAACTGGCTATGTGCGTCGCAATAAAAGGAACGACGAAGTTATTACTGCGTGGCTCATGGCGGTTGAATAGACGGGTCGTACGTGCCCCAAAAATCGGCCACCACATCGTTCGCTGCGGGCGTAAGCACAGCACTTTTTTGATGTGTCATTTGTTTGACAAGCACTTCGTAATCGGGTATTGTCTCACCAGGTTTCCAGATTGCTATTGTTGACATGTCAGCTAACACATGGCGAATCGATCGAGCGTGGTAATCGCCAAGCATGAACAAAATAATTTCGTTCGGTTTCGGATCGTAGAACAAAAGGTCGCCGAGAAATTTAATCTCAACCGACGGAACCATAATTGATGATAACCACCTGAACGGTTCGAGCTCATGCCGCGAGCACGTTTCAAAGTTGCGTGTCCGCGATCTGTCAAAGATAGTTTGAAATATGGTTGAGTTAAGTACTTTCGGATGTAACCCGTGAAGCGGACTACCGACATGATCGGGATGATACAACTGGTCAAACATGCGTCTATGGTTCTCGACCGAATACAAGTTTGTTCCTTCGGCAACACGTCGCATCCATTTTTTGATTGCCGCAGTGTATGTGGGGGTTGGTTCCTGACGAAGACGAACGTTATCACGCCAAACCAGATCACCGCGAGGATCGCATTGTTTGTGGTGTATTGCTGGGTGGTTATGTAACTGCTCGTCGACCGTTTTCATGCTTGACTGAACCTTATGCGTCACGCTACCACGATATTCGTTGTACAAAGATACAAAATCAACTCCAGGTTGTTTTGCCAGATCAAACACAAACTGGACCGAGTTATGTCCGTCGACCGTATGATCTTCACCTATCATCATGAAGCTAGGACATAGTCCTGACGGGTTTACGACAGTAGAAAACGACTCGATAGCAGTAAAAGCGAACGATGCGCCACCTTGTTGTTGGTCCCGTATTTGCATTGCAAGCAACACCATAGTAACAACGAAAATAAGCAGCAGGATTATCCAAAAGGGCATTATAGGTATTTAACATTTAATCCGCACAATATACGGGCGCAAAAGTTCGCGTTGCTCTCAACGTGTTCAGACCAGTTGCCATATGGATTGCTGGGTCAGATTATGACTATTTTGAGCGCCTGGGTCCATGACGATTCCGTCTAGATCCAGTTGCTGAGGTTTTATGGCGCCCGTATCGCTTTTTTTTGCTGCAATAAATTTGAATTGCATTTCCTACAATCATACGGGTGAGAGGATGTGGGGGCGATCTCCATTCTGGGCGGCTCACGCCCGTTTGAGAAATTTATCCCTTGCCGTAGATTTTGGCCGCTTCGAATCGTTGCCGTGCCATGTCTGTGGACATTCTGATGATCAGTTAATTACTCCGAGGTCGTTTTATCCTCTGGAAGTTGCTGCTCACGTGATTTGGCACGAATAAAGCTGAGCAAAGCTCGGTTATGTCAATTAATCACGACACCCGTATCATCTTTTTTTCTTGTGATACCTATTTGTTAATTTGTCTCTCGAGGCCATGCTCATTCTTGCCAATTGTTGGTCCCTGACGTAATCACCCCACCAGTTAGCTACAAAAGGTTTAACGGGAATTTCGAGGTCACCTCGTTCCATGTGCAACACCTGGCGAAGATCCGTATCACGGGTCAATTCTCCATGCATAAGCGCGTTTGTAAACAAGTGAATTGGTAACCCCGACGCTTCACCATATTTCTCCCAGCAAATCAAAGCGTATGCAATTCGGATCAGTTTTGCGGTGAGATGTTCGGAACAGGTTCGTCGGATGGTCGCTTCAAGAATGGGATCAAAAACTTTTGACTCGCGATTACCCGACAATTGGAAGCTGCGCTTTACGGCACTGAGCCGATCTTGAATTTCAGTTATTCGGAGACTTCCCAAAACAATGATGCATTCGGGTGGGTATAGTATCTTCGATCTTTTTGGTTGTTTGATGTGGTAGGCAAAAGCGTTACATCCTTGACTCGGTTCAAAGCGACCAGTCTCAACAAGACCCATTGGCAATCGACCAGTCAGTATTTCAATTCCAACCATAGTACAGAAAGCGGTGCGGTACGACAAGTCTTTCATGATCATTTTGGGTGTTGGCAATATCAACTGTTCGCCAATATGGAAAAGTTCGGCAAGCGTTATTTCTGGAGTTATTAGTGGTGTTTTTACAAACGTTACCGTAGGTGGTATGGTTTTGGCAACGAGATTTTCGTTGGACAAGTTGAAAGCAACAAGCATATCAGCACGCTGGAGGTTATCAGGCAGTGCTTTGATTTTGGTTCGAATCCGCGCCACTATTACTTCCAAAACGTTTTTTGTGGGATGTCTCGCACGTAAAACAATAAGCGATTCTGCTGCTCGCCGCACAATAACATCATGATGACGTCCTTGAACTGCTCTTCGAAGCGCATCAAAAATCGAATCAACTGATGTTTGCAAGCTCATCGGTATACTGAGGGGTAATACGGAACAAAAAAAATAGTAAACTGCTTGGTTAGTTGTCAAAAGGTCGAAATTTGGGCCCAATTAGGTTGTTTGGATCTCCGTTAAGTATGAGGAATTGTGCGTCGTCATCACTTGTGCTAAGCTGCCACGTTGGGAAACCAGATCCACGCATGTCTGGCACTGATTCGCCCCCACCATCAAGTTCTTCAATATTCTCGGGGGTTTCCATAAATACGATCAACTCTCTGTACAAATCATCCAAAACGCTTTGTTCTCCCAGTTCCATACCTTCCCGACCCCCGATCGTTTTTAGCCTTTTCAAAGATTCGAAAATCGGAACCGTGGCGGCTTTTGCGGCGCTTGGTGTGTCGACGGCGGTCTGTTTCACGTTCGCAAATTTCCGTCGAACGCTACCCAATTCCGCCTCATAAAAACTCCCCAACGCCGTCCGTTTTTTCTCGTAAATTTGTTGCATCGCCTGAGTAACCCCGCTGACCGTTTCCGGCAGTTTTCCCGGATGGTTTGTTTCGAGATTGTCAAGCAAATCACCCGCGTTGACCCAGAAGGTTTTCACAGCCCAGAAGTCGCTTCTGGTTTGTGTTAGGTGTCCAGAAGCCAGAATTAATTTATCTGCCCGTTCCTTCAGATCGGCGAGTTGATCTGGTGGCATAACAGCTGTAGCCGCGGCCGCGTCATGTGTCACCGGATGTAAGGCTGCCGCCGTGGGCGCGTCCGCGTCATGTGTCACCGGATGTACGTCTGTCCCCGTAACCACATGTGTCACCGGATGTAAGGCTGCCGCCGCGGGCGCGTCATGTGTCACCGGATGTAAGGCTGCCGCCGTGGGCGCGTCATGTGTCACCGGATGTAAGGCTGCCGCCGTGGGCACGTTTGCCATCGGTTGTAAAATTGTTGCCGGTTGTGCCAGTTCTGCGAATCGAACATTGAGTGTGTGCTGAAATTCAGTTTGCATTCGCTCGAGTTCCTGTCGCGCAACTTGTTGAGTCTCAGATTGTTGTTGCACGAGCACCTGTTGAGCTCCCTCTTGTATTCGCTTGAACTCCTGCTGTGCGGTCTGTTGAGCGTCAGTTTGTTGTTGTGTGATTTGAGTTCCGAATCTTTGTTGTTCGGCCCGTTGAGCATCAGCGAATCTTCCCTGTATGGCCAATTGTTCTGCGACAAACCTTTCCAATATGGTCTTTTGATCACTGGCGAGATTTTTTAGCACAGCTGTTTGAGCATTGACCATCTTTCTAGCTGTTTCGGAGTGCAGTCGTTCATTATCCGTTCGCGTTTGCTGAACGCCCAGTTGATATTTGGCCAGGTCATCAGTTATGATCTTCTGAAGTGCGGTTTGTTGAGTTTGCATGATCTGCTGAAGTGCGTCCTGTGGATCTCGTGTGAACCGATTCTGTGCGACCTGTTGTTCTTGAGCGATCTTCCGATATGCGTCCTGATCTTGCATGAACTTTTGTAGCAAGGCCTGTTGGTCTTGAGCAATCTTCATATGATCGGTATGTTGTTTTGCGAGCTGCGCTTGCATGTCTATCTGTTGTTGTCTGATCGCTTGACTGACCGCATGATGTCGTGCGAGCTGCGTTTGCATGTTTCCCTGTTGTTGTCTGATCTCTTGATTGTCCGCATGTTGCATCGCGTGTTGCATCGCGTGTTGATGTTGGAGTTCGAGAGCGTATTGTCGCCGCTGTTCTTCTTGACGGTGCATGAATTGCTGTTGTCGATCAGTTAGTTCTTCATGTTGATGTGCTCGTTGTGCGAGTTGTTCATAATGTTGATTTGTCTGTTGTGCGAGCAGTTGCTGATGATGTGTTGTTTGTTCTATTAAGAGCTGTTCCGCTGGTGTTGGTGGACGTGGTGGTAGAGGTGGTGGAGGTGGCGGTATTACAAATGGTATCATAGCTGGTGCGGGTGGTACAATTCCTGCTATCTGTAATCGTATGGGAATTCCATGGTCAACGAGCGTGCTCATCAAACCATCTGGAGCACCAACTGGTTGGTTAAACGCGGTTGTGAAATCGGGCAACACAATTTCTACGTCAGAGGCAGTTCCTACGAAACATGCTTCGGTGTTTGAAAATCGTTGTGCGTTACGAGTTAAATCAGTGTAGAGCGCGGCGCGAACCACGATGAAAAACTTACGGTCTACGCCCGCGGGACGGGTGCGTATTTGTGCGAGACAAGCTAAATCAAACATTGCTTCGCAAAGAATCAAATTAATTCGTTTATCATTTTGAAAATGGTCCACAAATGTTCTGTAAATGCCGCACAGTGCATCAAAGACGACTGTAACATCGGGGGGATCGGCTGGTCTAGGGGTACCATCAAGCTGATTCCATTGATAGTCAATATTGAGCATTTGCCGGGCTGAAATCGTAATATCCATGGCAGCAAGCACTCGTTTTAACACTCCAAGATCAGTTCCGTTACCAATCTTTCGAAGATGATCAAACAGTGTTATCCAGTTGGTAACAGCGGCGTTGTTTGTATGTGATACGCAATTTTCGTAATCGAAAACATGGGTTTCTATCGTTGGATCGCCATTGCTAGCGTCTGGAAACCCTTTCCAGTTGGTTAAAATTGCAATCGGTATGTTAGGAATTTTTGCTCTCATTTTGGCTATTGCTTCGGTAAGCTGTGGCATTGACACTACACTACCACTGTTTGCATGGCTCGCACGTGCGTTGTAATCAATAAACATCGAGTAATGATTAGAAATTTGGTGCGCTGGGTACAAAATTATTCGTTCAAAGTCAAACGACGCACCGACGCCAGCCGACCATGCCACAATATCGCTTGGTTTTCTGATTTCGATCATGTGTGAATGCTCGGTGGGTGCTAACAAACATTCCAAACCTTCCGACTTTTCTACTCCGCTTCGGAAAAGCGACATGAAGCGTTGATCTGCGATAAAAACATGGTCATACGCACCATGTGATTCGCTGTGCTTGAACCAATTATAAACGAAATTTAGGACAACGATACAATCAGAAAAGGTTTCAAGGATCTCAATAGTATTGCGATGACTGTTTTCATCCTCAGAGTTAAACTGGTCGACCATCGTCATTCTGCTGAGATTAAACTTTACTGACTCGGTTGAGTACGTACGCAACCCAGCATACAACGATGACAACAGCTCGGCTTTTAATTGTGATAGCTCGTCGATTGGTGCGAATTTGTGCAAATTTACAAACGCATCAAACATGTTTTGAGCCACATGTTTCTCTGATTGTAATTTGACCCATTCATGTACACGGGACAGGTAATCGATTGTAGATTTGGGAGCGAGACGATACAACTGATTTATGTTCAACGGTGCACCAGTTACGATGTTTCGGCAGTCCATGAAATAATAGTCGTAACCGAGTGGTGGGTATACGCCGCTCGTCGCTATATCACTGTTGTTAACCAACGCGGTTAAAGGTTGAGAGGGGTGTGCATCAATGTATGCAGTAAGCGCAGTTCCTCCCCATCCAAAACAAAGTCGAACCTTCTTCTTTTTTGCCAAATCAATAACGAAGGTGGCGATGTTTGGGGTCACAAGGAAAAGATCATCGCTTGTAGCGTTGGTATCGAAGCCAATATTTATGCTTGACGCATATATGGACGGCGAAACTGAATCAGGCTTCGTTTTACCACGAACAGCCATAATACTCGTTACAATATCAACTACTTTCTCTGACCCACCTTCGTGCGTCGATTTCCAGTATCCCAAACCGAAATAACCAGCGATCACGATGGCGCAAACGATGAGCAAAATAATGAGAACTGTGCTAATTATCGAGCGGGTTTCCATTGCTTTATGTATGTTGCTAGTATGGTTTTCAGGGCAGATTTGTCTCGATCGAAAACATGTCTTCAAGAAAATGCAACACGTTGCTGCACTGATCATGACCCACAACATAAACTTTCAGAATGTCGGGCTCGTCGGTGAGTTGGCTGAGAAATGACGCATCGGTCAAAAGTGAACACAGTACGATTATTTGTTCGAGCATATCGATAATGCGCGCAAGATTTTGAGGCTCCGAACCGAGCGCTGCCAACGTTCCTTCGAACATGTTTGCCATGCGGGAAATGTGGTGTGACAGGTATTTTTTGACGAGCGATTTGTTACATTTGATTCCGGGAGGCCATCGTTGCGGTTGTAGCAGTTTAGCGTACGGTTTGATTGAGGTAAATCCATGCCGAACAAAGAACGGCAAAATGACTTCGTCGAGGTAACGTTGATCATTTTGCGACAGACCAGAAGCTCCGTAGAATCGAAAATCAAGCACAATACTTTCGATCGCATCCTGACGCAAATCTGCCACAACTTGATCGCTAATGTTGCAGTCAACGAGTTTAATCAAGGGTGATTGTGGGAAGTTTTCGACCATTTTTTCAATCACGGGAACTTCATTTCGTACTGCTGTGAAGACAGTTGCTTCCCTGGTTTCAATCAAACGCGACAGAAAATCAGCCAACGCAATTGTTCCAGCACGACGAGTGTTGTGTGATGTGCCGATAAACAGGCAATCAACTGGTTCTTTGAACGGTATTCCTGTCCAAAGTTGGTTCAAAGAAACACCTTTGATGAACTCACTATCATCACCACCTTTTTGCAACCCCGACATTGATGGTGCAATGATTAGCAGCGCTGCAACAACAATGAGCACCAAAAAGACGGCAATGTAAACGATATTTTGACCCATTTGGAATTACGCACAAAAAACAAAACCCACGAGCTTTACGGTGGGATAAAAATCGTTCGTGACCCAGGCCAGCACTGAGAACAGCTACGATGGTGCTTTGCTACCATTTCAACTGTCTCGTCATGCACAGTTCGTCGTTTGCGAACCATGTGCTGAATTTCGGTTGGGAATGTGCAACGGTCTGGCGCAACAATTTCGGTAATGAACTTGTCAATGAGAATGTGTGTTGGTCCGTCGATTTGGTAATCACGTGGTGCGATTCCATCAACACGATCGCCAAGCACTTTCAGTGCTTTTTGATACGACGCTTCATTGCCAACAGCATACACACCAATAGTTTTGGCTCCCTTCTTGCGACAGTAACCGATCATTGACATGTCACTAAACCCGTCACCCATGACGATACCATTGCCGTAGTGTGACACGTAGTCTTCTTGTTTAACGGCATCATTCAAACACCTCCCGCTACCTTTCACTGCTTCAATGATAGCAGCGGTCTTTGAGAAACCAGTTACAACGTGTTTGATGTGGCGAACGAATGGTGTTTGATCGGATGACTTTTGTGAAGCGAACGGTTCTTTTTCATCCAGATCGCATGCGGCAATTCCGTCAACGTGCTCACCAATACCAGAACCTCGTATCATATCGTCAATCCCAGCACTGATAACAAAAATGCGAATGGTTATTGGGAGATGATTTGGGCCACCGAGCTTCCCGTTCCACTTTTGTTTCAGGTGATCAAACAACTCGAACACTCCGTTTGCAATATCAATTTCTTTACCAAAATGATACAGGTCAGCTTTTGTAACCGCACCACCATTTGCGTTCAGCAACGTACCATCATTTATCTCTTCGATGAACGCTTGCAGGTATCCAACCTCACCGTCTGTTCCAGGATAGCGCTGATGACATATTGCCCAGTAGTCGTCAACGATTTTGATCGGAAAACCGAGTGGTTCGTATTTTTGATTCAGACGATCAAGGTTGTGTCGCAACAATCCGTCCTCACAGTTGTCGTTTGACAAAGTGTAATCGAAATCAGTAAACAGGTCAACGTTCATTGTGTGCTAGCGATTGTTCCTAAAAAACCGAAGTCAAATTTCACGCACCAGGCATAACGATGTCTACTTCCAGTTCTGCGTTGTTCTGCTGGATCATTTTGGCAATGATTGTTATTTTTCTCGTACTCACCGTAATTTCGCTGGTCAAATTCCACAACCGTGACAAACACGAAACGTCTTCATTTTTACCACACTCGGTTGCTTCGATTCATTACGGTAACGTACGAACCGGATCCGCAAAGCGACAGGCGGCTCAGACAAAAAAGTCACAGTCGCATTTGCGTGGTGCGTGGCGATAGTAAAAAAAAGAGGTTAGTGGTGTTGTTAGTTAGTCAACAACAAGCATTGCGGCTTCGTCGTCGCGAGCCAACTGATTACCAGCAAGCATGATAGCAGCTTCTCCGAGCAATTGTTCAACCACTATCATTGTTTCCTCGTCATCCATTTCTGGTGCTGGCACAATGCCTGCGGCCTGTTCGGCAGGAGCAGCGTCTGGCGCTGGCATAATGCCTACAGCTTGTTCAGCGACATCAGCAGGATCGTCTCGCTCGTGTATTAACTGTGTTGTGCGCAGTTTTACCAACATACATGCATCACATGTTTCCGAAAACTCGCCAGTGTTTTTGCGGGGAAAATCTGCTGGTTGTCTGTAAAACTTGCATTTACCACATCTCCTCGTGCTATTGTCGTCTTCGTCTGGCTGGATGTGAATTTCATGACTGGTTGCTAGACAGGTTTTGGCGTTGTTAATTGTTCTCCCCCATACTTCCATTTTCATGGTGGCAAGTTTTTCTGTCATAAAACGGTAGAGTGCGGCGATCTGTCGGCGACGTGTTACAATTTGCTTTGTTGCAAACGATGGGTCATCAGGTTGAATTTGATCAATGTAAATCCCATCCAAAACAAGTTCGGCTCTTTTTTGCAAAACCACTGGTGGACTCCAGTAGGCTGTTCCTCCGCGGGTCGTCACTTTCCAACCCTGTAACTGTCTGCTGCGCCAAATTTTGGAACGAATGTGGTACAAGGGATGATCTGGAACAAACGATTCCCATCGATGTGTTGGCCATTTTGCCAGTGACACTCGATCTATGGACAGTGATTGTAAGAGAATCTCGTGCTTCATGTCGTTTTTCAAAACGGTTAACGCTCGGTTTGCGGTTTTCAGCTGGTTTATTTGATGCAAATCGTGCGAGCGATCTTCCGACACTGGACAATCGGCGACCTTTTGATGGCTTGCGTCGATGATGCGTAGCTGGTTGTTGACAAAGTACGACATTACGTTAACAGATTAGCAAACAAAAAATCAATTCAAATGTTTTACGGAGTGTAAATGGCCACTGTGTGGAGCCGTGTGGTCTGAACACGACCATCGACCACAACTAATGAGGAAATTGTGCGTCGACACTCAGGATTCGGACACGGTGCATTCACTGGATTCTCATCAACCATCAACTGTAGTGCCGCATGTTCCAACGAGCTACAACAAGCCCAGCAGATTGTTGACTGACATATTCCACATCGTGTGTATCGAGTTCCACCAACTGCTACCCAATCACAAATGATACAGTTCGGAACTTCGCGGGCGTAAAACCATCGGTTTTGATCGTCTGCCCATGTGGAGCGCAACGCTGATAATTCACGTTCCAACAACGGAGCAATGGCTGACGGACCATCGTCTTCAGAGCTTGGTGCTCGCTCACCCGCAAACACCGGTAAATCCGCTGGCACAATCTGGCGTGGCTGACCATTGTCTTCTTCCATTGCAGCTTCTTCAGCATCCGATTCATGATCTGAGTCAGCTACCGTGCGAACTACCACTGCATTATCGTCGTCTTCGTCTTCGTCTTCGTCATCGTCGTCTTCATCGTCATCTGATGGAACGAAAAGACGCCTGCGAACAGGTCGAGCGGCTGGCTGGGCAGCTCGGCGGGCAGCAACACGACGTGCTGTTACGACGGCGCGCTGTTCTGCTGCTGCGGGGTCGTTGTTGGCTGGGCGTACATGTCTTCTTCCGTTCGGCAAAAGTGTTCTTGCTGGAGGATTAGCGCGATTCATTTCCGTTACAAAACAACGATCGCATTTCTTTTGGAAGGCACCAATTGCTGTTCTCGGAAACATCTCGGTCGGCAATTGTGCGAAACATCGATGACACACGATAGTTGCTGGATCGGTTAATGTCTCGTTTATCATCGCTTCTGGCAACAATTCATCCACACGAAGCATGTGATTAAACGGAGCAGCTGCGTCTCGGATTAACGCAAAAATTCGTTTGAGAGTTGCCTGAACCGTATGAATTTGTTGCAATGCTCCTTCAGGGGTTAACTGTTCGGGGTTCGGACCGAACACAATCGGTATGATGTTGATTGGATGTCGCAGACCAAACATTAAAACAATATGGGCCGCGCGTTCAGAAACTTCCACGGTCCATCCTTCACGAATGCGTTGACGCCATTTTTTTGTCTCTGTCGTGTTAATCGGTGTGGGAACGGTGAACTTAACACAGCTGAAACCAGGCTGTATTCCGTCCACCAACGCCACTGGGTTTTTGAGTATGGAGTGTTGAAACAAGATAGCATCCTGGACCAACATGTATACTCGTACACGTCGTCTCAATTCGAGCATCTGTTGGCGGTAATTAACCAGCAACCGACGAAGTGCTGTTCCATTCGCACTGTTGTGAAACAGGAGACCTTCTTCGGCTCTGGTCGTCTCATCAATCCTTCGCGCCAATCTTTGAACGTTTGCTTGCATTTTGGTCAATTACAATGTTCCAAAAACTATTCAAATTTCCCAGCAAAAAAATGTGGGGGAACTGTTTACTCGAGTTCCTGGAGGATTGCTTGAATGTCACCACGATCACTTTCACGTTTGCGACGATGGAACGCGTCGAGATCCTCTGTCAAGATATGTGCCGGCACAGTTGAATGTGCGCATAGCGTGTACTGTACATCAATTCTAGCAGGTTGGTCATCGTTGCGGCCTACATGTGCGTAAATTGCTCGGCAAAACGGACAAACAACGTCCTTTCTGGAATGGTGACCAAATGGTGGTACATCATGGTATGCGTTGATTACAATACCTCGCACACACGTTGCGCACGCTGGGCTACCGCAACACGTGCAGAACATGTATGAGTTACGTGGTTTTGCATCCATACAAACACCACACTCAGGTGTCACTGCGGTACCCCATTCTGTTTGAGAGGAATCAATCTTGGAGCGTGTCTCCACACTAACTGATTCGATTCCATCAATGCTTTGGTGATGAATGGAAACTGTGGTAATTGTTGGAGCAGGTGGTGATCGATGATATCTTGCCCTCGGAGGAGGCATGGAAGGTAATGCGTCTTGACCAACAATGTGAATTGGGGATGGTTCTCCCCAAGCTGGCCTTGCCAAGCGTGCTGCCGCCAACCAATCGACAGGTGTTGCTTCACCTGTAAGTTCAATGCCGTCTTCGGAGGTATTGCGTAGTGCTGCTTGATCAGCTACAATCTCTTCGTCAGTGTCACCCAAAGCGTTTTCCTCACGATCGACTTGTTGTAACATTTCTCGTGTTCTTGATGCAGCAATGTAAGTTCGTGCTGAGCACGCTGCACATTTTCGCTCGGGTAAACCGTAATGAGAGTACGCAAAGTCAACACTTGGTACTTGTTGCCTACAAACTGAACAGGTTCGGGTTTCAACCCATTTGATTTCGTCGTATTCACACATTGGACGAGCAGCAGGCATGGCTCGTTGGGTCAGCTCACGCATTGTTTCGTACAAATGGTGGCGTTCTTTGAACATTTCAATCCACCTTGTTTTGGCAACTTCTGTGTCAATCCATTCGGGATTCACTCCAGTGAAGATTTGTTCTACAATGCGTGAACAATGGGGATACGTTGCAGTTAAACAGTCCATTGACTCGCGACGTCTGAGCCAGCCCAGTTTGTTAAAGGCTCGAACATACTTTCTCTTTTCATTGGCCAAAGCAGGAGTGATTTTGAGACCGAAATCGGTAGTTAAACCACACATTCGTCGCTGCTCTTCTGGGGAGAACCGTGAGAAATACATCATACATTGGCGAAATTCAAGCTCTTTTACAACGTACAAAAGCCGTGTGTAGATTGCTTCGGCCTGAATGCATACCAGGGGATGGGTATTATTAACTGTACGTTGAATCTGATGCAACGCAGTAGACATCCTTGTTTTAACGATCTGAGCCGACATTTAGTACGAGTTACAATTATGACTGGCAATTCAAATTTGTCTCGGGGTCAACCAAAAAAGACGCTAATTAAGGCGAACGTCTACACATACATGTGCTCAGTTGAGCTCGGCTTGATTTGATCCAAAAGAAGCGCGTCAACGATGTCTTCCGTGAGGCGAACTGGGAACGTAATGTCAGGCAGATAGTATGCACAAATTCCTTTTTTTGCGTTTACAGTAACGGCGTCAGACGTGACAGCAATGATGTTTGCTGCGCTGGCCGTTGCGTCGGCTGCATCAGACGTCGTGTCGGTTTTTGGGCCGTCAAAGTTAACTTCGGCGTCGCTTTCAACGTCACATTGTGTGCTTTCTAATCCCAGTGGTAACGCGTTTGCGTTGAGAACATGCAAAATATTCAATCGTTCGACCAGTATTTGCAAATTGCGTTCGAGGTTCCTTACACCCTTCTCTTCGGTGGTCAAATTAAGGATACGAACCATGCATTTGTCGTTACAAATGATGTGACTTGCCGGTAAGTTGAGCACTTTCAGGATACGTGGTAGCAGAAAGTCAATTGCCATGCGTATTTTCTCCCGAAATTTGTATTCTCCGACCTCGACAATGGTCAAACGGTCTGCTAGCGTTTTGTCAACGTTGTTAAGGTTGTTTAACGTGAGCACAAAGATAACATTTGACAAATCGATCGGAACTTCGGTGAGGTAATGGTCCTTAAACTCTGTGTTTTGCGTCGTGTCAAGGATGTGTAGCAGTGAAGAAATGACTTCGTATCCTTTATTGTCGTCTTGTAATTTATCGAACTCATCCAACACAAGAATACCATTCAGGTGCTTCATTCTTGCTAGTGATTCGACGATCATTCCTGGTCTGGCAGATACGTATGTTGGATTGTGACCGACCAAACAACTGACATCGTTAATTCCTCCGAGGGAAATTTGATCGTATGGCAACCCCAACGACTCAGACAAGCATCGAGCAAACCATGTTTTCCCAACTCCTGGTGGTCCAACGAAAGCCATGCATTTACGGGTGCGTTTTGGGTTCGTTAACATCGACGCAAACATTTCAATAACACGTGTTTTTGCTTTGACCATACCAAACACGTTTCGGTCGAGAGAATTACGTATGTTTACCAAATACTGCGACAGGCAACTAGTTTTGTCAGCAATGAGCGGACATAACGTTGTCGGAATGGATAGTACGATGCGAACCCACGCAACTACTTTGACATACTCGTCCGATTCCTCACTTTCAATGTCTTTCAACTTTTGGTACATCAATCTTTGTACGTTGGCAGGATGGTTACAGGTCACGATACTTTCTAAAATTTGTTGGTGCTGTGTCTTATCAGGTCCTTGTAGCTGTGTTAACGCACTGCGGACGGACATTGGAATGTCACGCAGCTTTTGAAACTCTTGCGTGATCATGTCTCGGTGACTGAAATATTCCACCGTGTCAACGTCGAGCAAATCTAACGCTTCACGCCATTCAAACAAGCGTGCTTTGTCTTTGACGTCAAGGTCGGACAAAAGTATTTGATCAGCGTTCGTGTATTTGGTTGCAATCTGTTCTCTGACACATTTGAGCTCGGTTTGAAATTTTGCGTTCGATTGATGCGCCCGCTTGACTGCTTTTGATTGTTGGAACGCTCCCGGTTCGTCATCCGAATCGGCAACGGAGTCGACACCCACATATTTTCTTTCATCACGCAACGCTTTTTTGATTGTTGGTGGAATTTTACCAAGCAATCGACGAAGGTCGTCGGAGCTTGACACCGATGATACGTCGGAATCAACGCCATCATTCGCTCTGCTGGTGGTTGACTCGTCTGTTGTTGTTTCGGAAATGGGTGTTACGGCGTCACCACGCTTTGGCACATAATCGGGATCCTCGCTTTCATCCGAATCGTTCGGGACCAGTTTGCGACGTTTGGTTTCGGTTGTTCGTCGTTTTTCACGAGCGATGACGCGTTTTTCACGAGCCGCAGCGCGTTTTTCACGATCTGTTTGCTTCTCAGTTCCGCCTTTTGTGTTACGCCGCAGTCGCTTCTTCTTGACTGGCATGCTTGCTTCGCTTGGCGCAGTTGGGCTCGTAACAGTAGGTGGTGTTGTTGGCATCAGAATACTGCTCTGTCTTTGGTGTTTAATTTATTTCAGGGTTTATACAATCGTGTTATGGGATGCAGTTCAGGTAAAAATACAGTTACTCCTGCAGTAGACAGATCACTCACCTTTCACTTAACCACATTGGCTAATACCACATGTTTGGTTGCGTACGCGTCTCGGTTGGGTGCAATTTTACACCCCGTTACTTCTGAAGAACCAACCAGTACCATAAAACATGATGTACTACGCATGATTACCACCAATCAAGGAACGTCAAGCGTTTCGGTAATTGAGGGGGAAGCAGCAGTGGTTCCAATTCTGAAATCGTGGTGTTTTCGAAATTTTCACGATGTTGCTGCTGAAATAGGATTAACGGCTACGCCATGTTTTTGGATCAACCGTCAGGGTTGTTGTAGCGACGATCATATTAACGCAATATGCGTCACGGAACAGCAAGTTCACACTGCTACAATGAATCAAATCCATCTACTACTGTGTTGTTTGAATGAAATCGGAATAGTTTTCGCCACCCCAACCAACGAACCCGCCAACATGAGTTTGTTCGTTTTTACCCAATGCAAAGGGTCCCGAATTACCGATTGTCCGTCGACATATTTTCAACAACGCTTCCAACCAGTGTTGGACAAGACAGAGCCATCCGAACAGAATTTACGTTGGTACGGGTCGCAACTCGGTGTGTATGGATCGGAAGACGAGTTCTCCTCATTTTTGGATCGTTATGGACATGCTATGCGTAAAGAAGCAATTAACCGTTTTCAACAGTTTCTTGCCAGAGTTTTTAGCCTCCCGGCAAACATTGCATATTTCGAACGCATATTTACGTGCGATCCAACTCGCAAATCGATTATTTTGTCTGGGGTAAAAATGTCAACGTCGTGTCTCGGTGCCACATTTCAACGGTGTTCAGTTCCCGATGGCTTCGAAGTTATATGGACTGACTACAGAATGGTGCTTCGGTGGATAGATAGGATACAGTGGAATTTGCATGTCTTCCCAACCAAAGATTTGTTATCGCCAAGCACTGCGTTAAATAACGCGTTACATTTGTCGAACGATGCGTTAGATGACGTACTAATAGCCACACCCCGACGTCGTTCAGCACCTGTTTATCGCTTTGCCATGAAAAAAACATTTAGACCCCATGGAATGACTGATATAAGTTATAATGCAGTCAACCAAGATAATCTTGTTCGACCTTGAAACAGACGGTCTCATTCGCAAAAGGAAGCGCGGTGAAGACGTTCAAGACGAAAACGACGGCATACCACACATTGTTGAAATATGCTGGAGCATATGTTCCCCAGGTTCGCTTGGTGCGGAGGAAAAGTGTGTTGTGGAGGACACGCAAACATTTCTCGTACGACCTGACGGACGTTTCGTTATTCCCGAAGAAGCTACAAAAGTTCACGGTATACCGCATGATCGTGCGCAAGCAGATGGTGGTGATGTTGTAGAAGTGTTGTCAAAGTTTCTTGAAGCAGCGCGCGGGTGCCAAATACTAGCTGCTCACAACATTGCGTTCGATCTACCAGTATTACAAGCCGAATGTAGACGTCATAAGTTAGCAATGGATGCAATTGATAGTCAACGACGTATTTGCACGATGATGTCAACTATTGCACTTTGCAAAATTACACGTGAAGGCAAACGTGGATTCAAGTTCCCAAAGCTCGAAGAATTGTATCGGTTTCTGTTTGCCGAAGAGCCAAATCAAGTTCACCAAGCCGAAGATGACGTTCGTTTGCTTCGGCTGTGCTTTTTCGAGTTGGTAAAGCGCGGAGTGATCCGATTACATGTCGATGAAGTTCAAGTTGGCAAGTTTGTTGCCGATGTTACTTTCAGTGCATTACCAGCAATGACCGTTGATCAAAAACAGATGTTTGATGCGTTTGCAAAGGGTCGCAACGTTAAATTTGTTGGCGGAGCGGGTTCGGGCAAATCCACATTTTTACTACATCTAGTTCTCCACTCGGCACGAAATTCGAAGCAAATCTTGTTCGTTACACATACCAAATACCAACGACTGGAAGCCCAGTTGCGAATGCGTGCGATGAACATTTCGCAATGGGTTAACGTACAAAGTTACTGGTCACTGGCAAGCTTGTGCAAAGTGCAAAAAGATGAGTACGGCAACGTTACCAAAGCGACACCACGAACAGAAATTCGTTTTGACACACTCTTATTCGATGAGTTCCAAGAAGTTACGCCAGGCTTTTGCGAGATGCTCAAAACGATCATAAAGCACAACCAACAACCTGACTCGCAAATTGCTATTGCAGGCGATCCAAAACAAGTTATGTTCCAGTTTAACGGTGCTGATGCGTCGTATTTGCTTGGTTGTGAAGCGCAGTTTGAGAACAATAAACGTTACAAAATGTTTTACTCGAAGCAATCGCTCAGGTTTCCGCCACTGTTTGTGAAATTTTTCAACAAGCACATTCACCACGATGAAGAGCTGAAGCTGGTTAACAGCGGACCAACAGCTACCAGCCCATTATTTACTCCAATAATTGCTCCTGGTTCACCACAAGTTAAGCGCCGACGTGTGCTCGATTATGATTCGGATCCTGCGCGCGTTTCACCATTTGCATTGGACAATATTCAGATTAACGATGAACCAATGGTGTGGCCAATAGTTACAAACGTATGTGCGGTCAATGCACGACATAGTCGAGCCATTATTGAACATCACACATGCGCATCAAATCCAAAGGTGTTTATCACACAGCTTAACCTCATCATTGCACAATGTTTGGCCCAATACGGAAGTGGTGAAATTGCTATCCTGTCACCATCAGCAACCAGTCCGTCAGTCTCTGCAATTCTTGTTGGGCTTACTGCAAAGGATGAGATCGTTCGTGTCAAAGACGTTGGTGGAGCAAACGACTTTGTTAGTTCGCGTGGTAAGATAATGTTTGGCTCGTTCTTCGACTTTAAGGGTACCGAGCGCAAATGTACGATCGTACTGGGGTTTGATGATTCGTATTTCCGCATCTTTGAGAAGACAGATACAACTGTTTGTCCCAGTGCAATCTACGTGGCTTTGACTCGTGCGTCCGAAAAAATAGTGCTTGTGCGCCGCGCAGGTTCAAAAATGTTTCCGAGTTTGCTTTCTGACGTTGACAGAGACATCACAATGATCGATCAGACTGCGGCAGGCTACTTGCCAAACTATCCATCGGATTGATCAGTAACCATCATGTTTGTCACCGCTGTTACGCTCATCATAACCATCCGTGAGCCACGACATGCTGGCGGAATGTCAACGTCCATGTCTTTTTTTGGTTCGCTCAGCGTCATTTCATCCATTAAACGCTCTGTAACCATTTCCTGATGACGTTGCCGATAACCATTGATAATGGTCTTCGCTCCTTCGATGCCGAACGCATTTTGCTGTATCAAGCTGTTCGTAACTGCAATTTGGTACGATGCGGTTGCTCGGCGCATGTCTAACGTTGCTGATTCGGCTGGCTCGTCTCGCATCTCCCGGAGCGCGATTTCATCGCTGAATTGGTCAATTTCCTTACGGCTCATCTTTAACGTTCTGTCAAACGGATCCACTGCCGATCGTGGTCGCTTTATTTTGCGTTGGACGCGGATGTCGATTGTTTGTTGCATGACACTTTGATTACAAACAAAAACAATTTCAGTATAGCTAAGGTCTCATGTGTTCTCAACAACGGACGCTAATTCTCATTATTTTGATTTGCGTAATCTGCTGGGTCCTGTCCTACGGCGTACGCTTTCTCAACATCCCGTCAAATAACCCACGGGTTTACAGCACCAATATGTACGGAGGCAACGAATCTATGCAAGGCGAAGAGATCAAAGAAGCGTGGAGTCAGTTCGAATTGGTTACTGATCTGGAAAAAGCTAAGCCTGAACTGTACATTCAACTTGTACACGAACAAAACCGTATGCTTGAGGGTTTACATTGCGATCTTGACCATTTGGTGCAATCGTGCGATAAAATGCTCGAGAAGACAAACGAGGTACAATATGGTGTTGCGAATTTGAACGGTACGTATGCTGAAGTAACCAAAACATTTAAGCCCCCAAAAAACGTTGGAGATGAACGGTTAATCCCCCGAAGTCAACCTGCTTTGTTTCATTTTATCGTCCAGCCGTACAACGGCAAAACGCAAATGCCAGTTCCACTGATTGAAATGTTTATGTTCGCATTGATTGCATCAGCACAGTTTGCATGCGCAGGAACGTTCGTTTACGTGCAAAAACGTGGCTTTTATTTCGTTGGGTTAACGACCGAGCTGCGTACCACTATCAGCAAATCTGCTAACCCAGGGTATTACGGATCCGATTTTGCGTTCGGAATGGCTCGTTGGTATCAAAATTTCATATCGTGGCATTCATGGGCAATGGTTGATCTGATACATTCGTTACGGCAAAACGGTATTATCTTCATTCCGATTCCGATTCACCATGACTTCACTGCTTTTGTTTACCAGAAGCAAATTGCGCCGTACGAGCGAATGCAAATTACTGACGCTGAAGCGGCAATGTTTGCTCACCTCAAAAGTCTTTCACAAGATCGAAAAACGAAAACGCTAACGTAATATATGGCTAATTTTGATTCAAGTTCACACCGCAGGTTTCTTGTCGAGTCAGAAAACCCACCGTTTGACTATGGACAACCACATCCCCAACCACCCATTTACTGGAAACCACGCGCCGCACGCAACTTCAGACTGGTACTTTGGATCTTCGTAGCGTGTTGCGTCGTGATTTTGATCATTACTATCGAATCGTGGAACAACAGTAGCGGAGTTCGAGCAAATTTGAATCAAACTTCACGTAGGTAATTCGCTGCCAAATGATTTCATCAATCGAAGGAAACATCGGAGCCGGGAAAACAAGTTTGCTGAACAGACTTGCGCCCGCCGAACATCTCGCCGAGATGACAGAAAATCTCGAACTTGGTTTATATCCACACATTGTTTACGAACCACTACACTCGTGGACAACCGATCATGTGGGTGGTAAATCACTCTTGCAACTGTTCGGTGAAGATCCGCAAACGTGGACGGAACCATTTCAAAGATGGGTAATGACGCAGTGGGATTTGACAATGCAATCAATCGCCACCCAACGAGTACAACAACCGCTTGCTAACGTGGTTATGGAACGTTCATTCCAATCTGGGTTCCACATGTTTGCCCCAACGTTGCGTCATAATTTCACTGACATGCAGTGGCAATCGTATGCTGGCGACTTTTATCAGACGGAGCGCTCACATTTACCTGTCGACAAACGTGTGTTTGTTCGAGTTCCGCCAGACGTTTGTTTGTCGCGCATAAATTCCCGTGGACGCAGCGGTGAACATGGTTTGACTCTGCAATATTTGACGGAGCTTGATTTAAGTCTGGAAACATGGTACCGCAAGTGTAGCGAACGTAATCCAAACTCAGTTCTTGTCGTTGACGGAACGATATCGCATTTGGATCTCGAATACGAACAAATTGTCAGTCGAGTTAAATGCTTCCTTGGCTTGATATAGTTGAACATCATGTTAAAAACACTCATTGTCCTTGCAATCATTTTTCTCATCTTCGCTGCCGCCGCGTACTTCATTCTCTCGAAACTTGAGGAAAAGTTTGAGAACAACCCGTTAATACAATTGCTCATGGCTCCGTTCAACGCATTCAAATGGATCCTGAAAAAAATGGGTTTGATATCTGGTTCATAGTTGTGTGAGCAAACTTTTTTTTACGATATGTTGCACGTCGACAATGGCGGGAGGCTATCAAACAACCGACTAGTTGCTTCATCTGCTGAATCATCTTCCACACATGCGATTGGTTCGTTGTCATCGGACTCGTTATCAGCTCCAGACTCGTCCTCGTCATCAGCACTGCTACCATTTACTATGTCTTGTTCGAGCATGATCTCGTCTTGCAAATCCTTAACAAAACCAACAATCTGATCCAACAGACCACTTATTGCGGGTTCATCTTGGTGGAATGGTTGATGACCATCAACTTTGAGAACAGGTATTGGACGCATTCTCGGTGTCGTTGCTCCACCTTCACTCATTAACCACTCGTCATGGCGTGTTTCCAATGCATGTAGATAGTCACGTGGCAACGATGAGTCTGCTTCACGTCCACGTTCACGAGCACGTTGACAACATTCGTTAACGTCAGTTCGCAAATAGATGTGACCGTCAAAACAGATCTCTTCTGCAAAGTAATGAAACCAATCCAAATAGATTGCCCATTCCATTTCATTCATACTGCCTCGCTCATGCAATACTTCGGCGAACACTTTGCGACTGGAAAATACACTGCGTTCAAAAATAACCACCTGGTTTGTAGTACGTTCTTTTGCCTTGTGTTCCCGAAACAAGCGAAACATTGTTATGAATGCGTTGTGCTGAAAGGTCATTGCCCATCGATTGACATCATTTCCCAAGTTGCCCAAAATGGATCCCGTTTCACCAAATTCAACTAACCAGTCTTCCACTGGTTCTTGAACAACAATGATTTCAACTCCAGGCAACAGGTCACCCAAACGTTGGCCGAGAATCCTGAGAAACGTAGTTTTGCCACTTCCAATATTTCCTTCGAGTGAAATAAGCATTTACGGTGTCAATTGTATCTAGTATCGGCTTTTCAAATTTGCTACGCAATGACGCAGTTCCGCAAAAACGTATCACAACCATGGTTTAACCACATTCTCAGCGGACAAAAAACGATCGAAGGGCGTCTCGGCAAGGGCGATTTTAACCGAATGCAGCCTCACGACACTATAGTTTGGGCGTCGGGACCTGTGTCATTCCAGACCGAAATCACACACATTGCACGATACGGTAGTTTTTACAACTACCTGATTTCGGAAGGTTTGAATCGAACGCTGCCTGACATCCATTCCATCGAAGAAGGGGTAGCAATTTATCGCAAATTTTTCACAGCCGCTGACGAACGAAAATATGGTGTTGTTGCAATTCACCTGCGTATCTGTTGAAAAAACTGCTCGAATGATTAATAATGATTGGTCAAATTTGCATTGCCTTCATTGTGGCAACAATTATCGTTTGCCTTCTGTTCGTCTTTTCGTTCACAAAGAGATGGGACACTTTCAGACATCGTTTACGTGATCTTGTTAAACCTGGCATCCTTTTGTCGGCCGCATATTCATTGCTCAAATCGGGTGACATAATTTTGTCAACGTCGAACGTTAACGGTCCGATTATCTTTTATTGGACTGGTACCATTTTCGCACATGTTTCGATAGTTGTTTCGATTAAGGGTGAGTTGTTTTTGCTTGAATCAAATCGATACGAACCACGGCATCCAGGACCGCCAGGTATTAACTTTGACGGTTCACGACTTAACCCGCTTGTCCCGAGACTAGAAACAATTAACGGTACACTTTACGTTGCTTTCTTGAATAAACCATTGAGTATAGAACAACAATACCGCCTCACGAAATGGGCGCTGCATGCCAATCGACATGGATACGAATTTCCTTCAACGCGTAGCATGCTTGCCAGATGGATAACATGTTCCAGACGGAAACCAAATAGTTACTATTGCTTTCAACTTGCCGAAAAGACGTACCAAAAAATTGGTTTGCTCGACGGTTTTCCGAAACGTAGCGGGTACTTTTCTTCTGCCAAAACGATTTGCAGCATGATACACAAACGTCTCGCTGGTGGGTTTTCGTTCTCACCAGTTTACCGAGTCTTTTGCGACATCGGTTCGATGCGACAAACAATCATTAAACATGCTTAGTTATCGTCCTTCGGTTTGGTCGGGCACTTTTTCTCGCCGATTGATCTGGCGCTGCTTTTTTCCATAAAGCAATAACGCGGGCAAAATATTACAAACAGGAGCAAGATGAAAATGATTGCTGCGAGTAAGGCTTCAGACATGCTTATACCAAAAAAATTAAGCCTTGCAACGCGTTTGTAGCGCGTTTGCGTGCAAGCAATTGCCCGTTTACTTTCCCTGTTCCACGGCGTATTCTAACTCTGACTCCCTGAGCGCACGTTCAATGTCACACCGATATGTCTCATCGGTCTGATCCCCACCGGCAAATGGATGTCCAACTTGTGTTAACCGCGAACCTCGTGGAGCAGCTGCGCCATGTAAAAATTCATCCAAATTTTGGTCGAACGTCTCGTCTGTTAGTTCTTCGTCATCATCTGAAACATGTTCAACTGGATCGTACATGTCGTCTGAATACGATTCTGATGGATTGTCTTCACCTGCCAAACCGATCGCTGCTTCGATGCGTGACTGGTATTCTTCGGCGGGCATCTGATCCATTTCTGTTAGCTCTTGTTTCGCTTGTTCTTCCTCTGCAAGCGTTTGACGGATGTCGCTAATAATTGCTCCTGGTTGTACAATCATTTCCGCAAGCTTCATGGATTCGGGGAGTGGCTCTTTCAACTGGCCAAAGTCTGCACCCTGCATTCGTTTGTTTCTCTCTGCTTCTTCGTCTTCGATAGCCTTCAAAGCAAACCGAATACAAGCAGATTCATCGCTCGAAACAGGTCGGTCTCGACATAGTTCCCACGCTTCAAGACGTGCTAATGCCATTGGGCAAACTTCGTTTGGCGCAAATATGAAATAGTCATCAGATCCACCTCCAACAAATCCAACTGAGCTGAGCGTCTTTTGCACTGATTCTAGCATCATTTTCGAGTTCGTTGCGAGAGCAATCATGTGACCACGCAAGTATGGCAGTATGTAAATTACATCCGTTGGCTCAGCATGTGACAGTCGGAATTCAAACACAACCAACTGTGTGTGGAGAAATCTGTCATGAACATCCATCATTGATTGGCGATCAGTAAATGCACCAACAAACCCTTCTTCACACATGAGAACATACGCCACAGCGGGCGTAAGCACAGGAGGTTTCCAAGCAGGACGGTAGCTTGGTGTGAAATGATAGCTTTCTTGGAATATGGATTCCAATGGTTCATGAGTAGTTACTTGTTGTTCTTCGTCTGAGCTCATGAATTTTATTTGAATGTTGTCAATGGGCTCCTCTTGAATCGGCTCAGTTTGACTATCACCACCGTACAAAGCGAAGTGTTCGGCTTGAACAGCAAGCTCGTCGAGAAACACCTGCTCGTTGGGCAGCTCGGCCAGAATGCCATCTGTCTCGTTTTGGCCACCAGAGTTTGCTTGGGCAATGATCGATTCGAGTCCCTCAGATGGACCCTCCAAATCACTAGTCGGAACATCAACCGAGTCGTCGATCAGAACTTGAATGGTTTGCTCGTCTGACATTTCTGGAGTTGTATTCACAGTTGTTTCAGTCATGTGGAAATTCAAATATGAATCGATGATGGGAACTTCAAAATTGAGCGAGATTGGAAAAAAATGATTGCCTAAGTACTCATGAAACCTTTGTAGAGCTACATGTCTGCTCCATAAATAGCACGAGGTTTGCTCCCTGCAAAACAACCAGTATCAATAATTTCCTGCTTGCTTGCCTCATTTGACCATCGGACAACGATTTGCGGGCGTAGATTTCCATCCACAACGTTAGGTAGCGGTTTTTGTGGCGTGAAACGGAACAGTTCAAACACCTTGCCAAAATCAATCACACATCGGGGTGTCGTGTCGCCAAACAACTCATCAGCATTTTTGTTATCGATCTTCACCCTAATGCCGTACTCTGCTTGAACTAGCTTGTTTGCAGCTCGAATAAACGTAGCAGAATCGTGACTACGAAAGTCCTGACACAGATCTGGTTTGGTTTGATGGAGCCAAGTTTGTAATGACTTGTGGTTGATCTTGCTGATGTTTTCTTCGATCTCTGCGATTGGTATTGGTCTGGCATCCAGAATGGAGCAAAACCCCAAATCTTGTATGACACGATGAACCAAATGGTGATTGGCAAACTTGTAGAACTTTGACTGAGCCATTATGTCTTCGATTTCTATATGCTCACGTTGTTGCCATGCCGTTGTAGCTGTCTGAAAGTCACATGGAGAACGATCTGGATCTGTTCCAACGACCGTAGTATAATCGCGAGATTGTCTTGAACGCATCGATGCAAGTGACTGGTCAATAGTTGGTTGCGCTAAAATGTCACCAAGTGAACGATACCACTTGTAAACCTCCAGTTTAGAGTATGTCTTTACCCACTTGGTTGAAATCTCCACGTTCGACAGTCCGAATTTCTCCAACAAACGAAACTTGGTGATTGCAAATCTGTCTTCTGAAGATATTTCGCTACCATCAAACTGACTGCTTGTTTCAAGCTGATCGATCTCATCAGCAGTTCGTAACGGCGCGTCAGCTGTTGCCTCAAGGTCAGCTTCCCTCTGTTTGTCCTTGACGTCGATTACCAATGTGCTTATCCGCTTTTTTTCGAGCACCCAATCTTCGGGAGGGAAGTCATTAATCATTGTCGTGTCGCCTTCAACAAAATGATTCACTGACGCACCAGTGTCGGCAACTTGTTTAACAAAACGATGTATAAAATCGCTTCGGGACAAGTTTCTGATCTGCTGACTCGCGACAAACAGTTCGAAAAACGATGACGTGTAGAACGCAATACGAGCATTACGGTCACTGAAACCACCCTGTCCGATCTCTGGTCGATCAATATCAACCCCACCAGGTAGTAATGTTTTGCGGTTAAAGAGAATTGCTTCTCGTATCGCACCAGTACTCGATGGTAAGCTCGGTTGTGTACGTGAATCGAGCCAAATATAGAACGTTTTGGATTCCAAATCACGCACTCGACATATCATTTGTCGACATGTTTCCACCGAACAGCTCGCTGATGTGAAATACCCGAACAATGCATCGAAATGTTTCTCTTCATACGACACACCAGCAGTTAGCGTGGGCGTGTACATGAGTATTTTGTAATCACCCCAAACCTTTCCGACATCCCGAAAATCTGCCTTTTCCTTTGCTGTCGATTCACTGGAATACAATTTCATAGCAGTATTAGCAGGTCCTAATCGACTTTCCATGTCAGCATCAGCACCTCTGAGCAACCTTTCACGTTCAGTTTCGATTATCGTAGCAAGGTGTTTGTATTGCGCCAACGAATTGACCGCAACGACCAAATTATGACCTTTAGCCATCTGGTGTAGCAATTCGGTAACCCACAGATATTCGTTTGTCGTAAATTCAAAGTGATCTTGATCGATACCAGTTCGCCTAAACGAGTTCCAATGGAAATGAATTAAGTCTGGCACTGATTTGGGTTGACCTGGGGCGTAATTGGGATTAGCACGTTTCCGAAAACGTGTGAGCAGATCGAACGTTCGATCAGACAGGTTAGCATCCATAACTACGACATGTCGTGCTGTCGAAAGCATCCAGACAAACATGTCCCATGCCGCACCACGATTCTTGTGTAAGGGCGATTCAAACTGTTCCAAAATACTTTCGATTTCATCCAACATGAGCAAATCTGGCGGCCGCACTCGTTCTGGATCAATACATGTTTCAGGATCCATTGACAGTGGATTTGTGGGATCCAAATGTATTCGACCAAGCGATTCAACCTGTGTAATCAATCGTGGATGATCAGCATACACAATAGTTCCCTTGAGTTTATCGTATGCATCAAACTCAGCACAGATCGAATGTTCACCTGGCTTAGAAATCTCCCACGTGAATGTTTTTCGGAACGAAACGGCGTGGATTATGTGCTTCTTTGTCGCAGTGTCAACGAAATGTCCATTAAGCATCCGACGCATGGCTCGCGACTTGCCAAGTTTCATTTGACCCAACACAGCGAGTGTAGGAACCAGTTCGTAATCACGCATATGTTCTTCAGAGTAGATTGTTTTTTGCCCTTCTGGCAGCAATGTCTCGAATTTAGTAGCGTAATGATACCACTTGTTTGACTCGGTTTCATTTACCTCGTTGATTGTTTCAATCAGCCTGTGCAATTTGTCCTCAGGAGTGAATTTGGTAGATGTGGTCGATTGCAATTTCTCGTTACAAAACAGAACAATGCCTGCTGTTTGACCATCGGGACGTTTTCTCCCAGTTTTGTAACACAACATCGTTACTCGCTTCAACTCGGTTGCGTTTTGCATTACCACCCAATCAAGTCGCAAATACATTGTGTGATCTTTGTCGTGTGTCCGTCTACAGATGTCACAAAACGATGAACGGAGTCGATTGAATTGCACGAATCGTCCCTTGATCGAACGAAAACGAAACACCAGATTCAAATTCTGTTTAGCAAGACATTCGTTAATCAAGCCCCATTCTGCGGCATTGGGGGTACGACGAACAATGTTTGGATCAACTGGTAATGTACTGAGTAGTTTGCGGTGATGTTCCACCATTCCGACTGGTTCATCCCCGATCACGGCATTACAACGGCAATGTGTAATAAGCGTATCTTCTTTGTCCACATCCGCAGTACCAAAATGCGGTACGACCGTTTTGAATCGGTTTTGACCTGGTTTCGTGCAGTTTGTAATTCGAAATCCTTGCCTCTCTTTATACACTTGCCCATCCAAAATGCCAACAGAGTGACGTGGATCTGTTGTTAATTCGAGCACTCGTATGTACTCGTTTATTTTGCATGCAAGATATTGCACGTATTCACCTCGTGGCAAGAAGAACGTAGTAACGATGTGATACGAATATTTCATGTGACCATCACATATTCCAGACGAGTCGGTAACGATTAAATGTTCTCCCCGAACAAAAATAATTGCAGCAGCAGTTAATCCATACGCCCCATTGATGAGCTTTTCGATTGCAACCAAATACCACTCCACAATTGCGTGGGCTTTGCTTTGCATGTCCATTCCTGGATGTGAGAAAACGTGTGCTGCAACCATGTCAGCTTCATCAAGCTCGTTAATCTTTTCATCAGTCATGTCAATGTCAAACTTCAATCTCTGCGCTTGTCGCAAGTAAATGATTTCATGATAGCAGCGTTCACTTGGTGTGAGCCCTTCCAAATGTTTCCAAAAGTCCCCAGGAGTTTCGAACATTTCGTATGACTTCTGGTGGTTTTTCTCTTTGGTTTCGTTTCTGACAACCATCCCCTTATCGATATCCGCCTCGCTGTGATGCGTCTCCAGCGCATCTCGGCCATCGGACCCTTCAGCTGGGGTTAAACGGTAATATTCTCCAAGCATCAAAGTAGACCTGTTACTGTATGGCCATAAAATATCATTTTTTAAAGGCCTTCAGACCAAAAAAAAAGACTCAATTTTAGCTGTCTCATTCCTTCATCAGTGCAATATAACGCCCAAAAATGTCAACTGAAACTTCAGAAAATGCTGCCGCCACTGTCGACACTGATGCTGCTGCCCCCACTGTCGACACTGGTGCTGCCGTCGCCACCGCCACCAATATTGCACTCGCAGTAGCTTCGACCACTCCAGAAGGAGCAGCCGCTGGATTTGCGCTCACCCATTACAACTGGGTCATCGTCGCTGCGATTCTTTCGGTTATGACGTTTCTAATTATTTTAACCATTATATTACGAATGGTCGGTTGGAAATCCGCGGCCATGTGGCCCGAGATCGGAATAGGGCTGGCTGGCGGTGGTTTGTTGTTTTATGGAGGTTATAAGTTTTTCAGCGGCAAATAATCGAAATCGGTAATAAATTTGAATAGTTATTTGCAAGGATTAATTGCTTCCAATGATTGCAACATCACTTTCAGCTACCGAAATTTCGCCACCAACCGTTTCGGCGAGCGTTCCTCTGTCGCCAGAAACGCCGCTTACTGCTCAGACCGTGCCCGAGCTTCAAAAATGGCTCGACGAACAAATAAAAACCGTCCACGGGCAGCAACAAGCGTTAGCTCAAGCCCTCGACGAAATAAAAAATGGAGACTTTCTTGGTCTCAGTTCGATTTTGTCACGTTTGGGTGTTATAGAGCAGCTAATCATTCCGTTGCCGAACGCAACAAAGCCGAAAACAACTACTCGGGCGGCTCCCAAAAGCAAAGCAATTGTACCAGCCCCAGCACCAGCAGCACCTGAGCCTGCACCAGAATCAATTGATTTGACGCAAACTCTTTTGCCCGCAGATGCTCCCGAGGCTGCTACTGAAGACGTTCAGCTTCCTCAACCGTTCGACGCTCCGTCAGCTGAAATAAAAGGTAAAGCAGCTATTACCGTTCGTCTTTGGTCACGCCATGTTTGGGCATACGAACCACAGCTGTTCAGAGGTTACGTCTCACAAGCCATGATAACAACAATGGCGGGAACTGCATCCATTCTGAAGAAAACGGGACTCGAACGTCGTTACAGTGAAGGAACGTATTTGTGGTCAAATCTGTTTTCGCTGGACCAAAAGAAAGCGTTGCACAATAAATACGACGATTGGAAACGAGTATTTCGACAAGGCGAACAAGCGCCACAATTTCAACCAGGACCGTAACTGAAGTTTGTCGGAAAGGTGTTAATTTTTTTCTGCGACCTTTTTGAATCGGGAGTATAACGTTTCATCTTGATAAATGCCTTGGAGTTTAACTGGAGGAACTGTTGCGCCAATGTCGGGCGGTAGAAAGAGACGCTCAAAATCGAAGTCTTCTGGAAGAAAACGACGAAGCAAGAGCAAAAGTGGTAGCAGACGTAGACGTCGCAAGTCAAAATCGCAAGAAGGCGGTGCACGCCGACGTCGCCGCTCCAAGTCTGGGAGCAAAAAGAAGAAGAGTAAGTCCCGCAGACGCCGCCGCAAGTCAAAATCGCAAGAAGGCGGTGCACGCAGACGTCGAAAATCGAAGTCAACATCGGGCAAAAAGGGGTCTCGGAGACGTCGTCGCCGCAGCAAAAAGGCGTAAGTGATTTGTAAGTGAGATAAAACGATCGTTTTAACATTTTTTTCTGCCAAATTTGAATCTGGAAACGAAGAAGTAACTGACACCATGGAGCAAAAACGCAACCGCACACCAGAGTTCGTCCGATGCGCAGAAGCAAATTGGCGATCGCTTTGCGCCGACCCAGTTGTAACCCAAAAGAAATCTGATCCCAAGTCACTGGCTTTCTTCGCTGGGCACCTCAACAAATCCATTCCAATCACACCCGAGGAACACGGCATGCAACAGATAGTACAAATGTTGTACAGTAGACATCGAGCCGAGTTTCGCGAGTTTATTCATCGAACAAACTCGTATTATTTGACACAGTTCATTGGAGGTGGGGTAATTTCCGAAGGATTGCAGATGTCGCCAGACGTACGCGTTTCATACAACCCGAGGGCTTCGCGGTACGTTGTTTGTCCACACGGACCACGTGAACGACACGTTCATGAACCAGCCGTAGTTGAAGAAGTTGAAGAAAATTTCGACAATTCACTTTCCAGCCGTTTTAATGAACTGCAAATGCGAAGCAGAGGTCGTGGCGGCCGTGGCAGTCGTGGTAGGTCCAGTGGACAGCGTGTCCGTCGCCCTGAACCTGCGGTGGAAGAAGAAGAATTAATGGCTCCAGCGGTTGAACGACCGTAAGCTACTAATTTATGTCTTTTTTGCATCTAAAAATTTGAACACTACGCAGGATACTCAATTGCTCTAGTGTTTATGTTTCCCAACCAAACCGCTTTTATTGAAAGAACTCGAGAGGCCGTTGAAAACATCCGCCGCGATCCCGCCATGCGTGGTGAGGTGGATTTCACAGCTGCAGGCTCAGAGCTTATCTTGCGAATTGCGTCGTTTTCATTGCCAAGATCAGACCTTGAGTCTGGTTTTGCTATGAGTCATGCGTTCTACGACTCTTTTCCTGGAAACACATTCTACAAGATGTTGAAACGGAACGGTTTAGAATGTTTGTCGATGCACCTTAACAACACTCGCCTGGCCCAGCTATTTTCAGATTTGCCGTTCACTTTACAGCACAGCCCAACAGGTTTCATTGTGGTCACCCGAGATCAAGCCACAACTACAAATCTAGGGAACGCTGCGTACACCATCGAACCAAATTATGTCGAAGACCAAGTTGACAACATCCAGGTGGAACAATTCGACAACGACATTCCGCCTGACAACGGTCATTATGACGAAGAACAACCTGGCGAATACATTGGCGATGGCGAACGACTCGATGACGATGGTGAACAACTCGATGACGATGTGCTAATCGAACGGTTTGACGATGACGATAACATGGACGATTCACCGTCATCTCCCCCCGTTGAAGATCCCGTTCCGACCGTTACACGTGGGGAAAGTTTGCTTCGCAGCAGTATTGCCGTATCAGTAAACGAGTTACGTCAACAGCAAAAACCCGAAGACAATGTTGTGGAGGTGAAAAGCTATTCGGCGGTCGCTCGGAACAGCAAACCGCTAGCTCCGAACAACATTCCGAAACAGCGCGCACGGAGTGTAACACCCCAGTCTGCTCCATCAACATCCTTTCCAGCTCGCGCACCACCAAGACCCGCGCCGGGAACTGCGCCGAGAGCTGCACCAAAAGCTGCGCCGAGATCATCATCAAACCGAGGAGTCAGAACTGAAGTTCGCACAACGGGTGATCGTCGATGCCCGTCTATCCGAGATGCAATAAATGCTCCCGATGACGACAGTTCGAATTTTGTATAAATCGCACAGTTTGAACTTCCTTTTTTTGAGATGATATCAATGTTTTCCGAACAAGCACCAAACACAATACCAACTGACTTAGCTGGAGGCGCGTCGTTGTTTTCCGAAACAGCCGATCCCACTCCCGAAAGCTTCGAACAATCGAGCCGAGATTGTTTGGCACAGCAAATTCATCGCAGCCGCGAAACAAGCGCTGCCGCAGTTGAATTGTCAAAAGAATTAACGCCAGAGTCGTGTCGCAGCGCATTCAAAATTGTTGGCGATCTCATCACAGAAATTCAACAAGCGTCTTCTTCGATGGATTCGCACTTTCGCCAATACGAAACCAGTTCCAACGAGATGGTGGAAGTGCTACAAACCTACGTACAAAACCCAGTTCGTATCAATGACGACATGCTCAAAATCATTCGGAGCAAAGGCGGCGAACAAACATCCTGGGCAGAAATTGCGCAGCATTATGAACGGCTGACAATCGATTTGGCTGATTTGCAAAAGCGTGTTGCTGGATTACAACAATCAATCTAATCGGTTTGCAGTGACCGATTTTGGATGTCTTCTCATTTTTTCCATATGACCTCACAGCTAACCACAACGCTCATGCGTCAGTATCAAAACTACATTCGGGACGCTCATCCGAACTATGTTGTCCACTTTGACGAGCATGATATTCGCATCTGGTATGTTTTGATTGGTGGTTTACCACACCCGTGGGAACGGGCTGAAATTATCTTCCAGCTAAATATTCCAGACACGTTTCCACACATGCCACCAGAACTCCGTTGCCTAACACCAAACGGTCTGTTTGCAGAGAATTCGGGAAAGATTTGCATTTCTATCGGCGAGTTTCACGCACGTGAACACGACTCATCTGGTGGAGTTGGGTGGCGTCCATGCCTAGGTATCCATGGATTCGTTGTAAGCGGTCTGATAAACGCGTTGCTCAACTTTGAAGAGATACAAGAATCAGGTGGGTTCGGGATCTGTAACGAGTTGGTCGAAACTATTTGCCAGCTCTCGCTCGACAGTCGACAAGCAAACATCACGAAACAACCACGGTTAGCGCAAATCTTTCACAACATCATGCTCGAATTTCCTGATCGTGCGGCACCGTACAAACAACCAGCTACAGCTCCGTATGACAGCGACCCCACGCACGTTAGCGGTGCTACTACCAATATGCTTACTGCGTTGGAGTTCCAACATGTCGTTGAAGTGGCTCTTTCCGACTCACTGGCCGATTTCAAAAAAAACATTGGCTCATTGTTAACCTAAGCTTGCGAATCATCGTCTGGCGCCGCAGCAGCAGTGCCTATGACTCGTACGTCACGCACTACTTTTGTTTTTTGAGTTGCATGCTGTAGTGTAAAATACAGCGGTGCGAGGTTGAGCGCGTTTACATAGTTATCAAAATTATCGATGTTGGCAGCGAAAAAGTTCCAGATGTCCATTTCCTGACACTTCATGTTACGCAAACATGTTGGTAGCTGAGCTGCTTTCCGTATGGTTTGGATCACGTTAGACCTCACGGAATCGAATTTGATACCAGTGACGCACAATCCCTGATATAACGCTATTTTCTGCGCGGTTATTGTGGCATGTTTCGCATCGTAATGTTCAACAATTTTCTGATGCGCAACATCGACGTCCAACACGCAACCGTTCACAATCGGACACGGTATTTTTTTGCAAAACCGAAGACCATCGGTCATCGATGCCGTTAGAATGTCAAAAATGAATGAATCGTGTTGGTATCGTTCCATTACTATGTAGTGTCCTCAAGTTTGCATTTTGGTACAAATTAACGAGCGTGTGGAGGTTTGACAACCAGTTTGGCGGGCGGTTTTCGGGTCGCCGCCGTTGGTAATGGAGAGCGGTGGGCAGCGGTTGATAGCGTTGTTTGTGACGGATCGACCATTTGTGCTGCGCTGGGTAACGGTGACGAACTACCAGGAGTTCTTGTTAAATCGAACGGCGATTTTGAATCGGGCATTCGTAACGATCGAGTTGACGTCAATTCGGATCGAGCCGAAGTCAAATCAGTGCGGTCGGATTCTGCTTCAGATTCTGGTTCGGTTTGAACCATTGGTGATCGTTTTGTCATCTTGGTAACCTTTGGTCGTGTTACACGTGTGCTGCTTTCGGATTCCGCCTCTGATTCTGGCTCGGTTTCAGACCCGGAAACCATTGATTCCATGTCTTCTGGTTTGCCTCCAATGCTAACTTGATTCAACTGTTCGACAAAACGAAGCGATGTTCGAGTGTCTTGCACATCAACTTCCTCACTCGAACAAGTAATAACTGCACTAATGTGGACGTTGTCAAGCGTCCACGACTCTGCCAACACTTGGTTTAACTTCGATTCACGTACGACAGAATCAAACATCTTCGATGAGTTTTTGATTGCAATCAACATGCGAACAAGTGAGCTTAAACCTTGGTTTGTGGCACAAGCTTCTTTGAGAGTTTTGCCTTTGGCACCACTCCGAGCAACTCGTTCGTTTCCAGCAAGGTCTGCAAGTGTCAAAGAACCTGCCTGTGCCAAGTTTGTAAAGGAGTAAATCAGATGTGAACGCGAGCTTTTTGCATTGAGCTCGGTCGTACCAACCGATCGTTCCTTCTCAATTTCGGTTTGCGCTTCGGCAAGTTTCTCGGCAGTATCAATTGTTTGATCATACAACACGTTAATCTTGTCCATGTACACTTCACGAACCAACAAACGCCATTGGCCACAGCTAAACAGATCCTTGGCTGCGCGTCTAATAATGTTTCGCACAGTTCTTGTCTTCCCCGTGCCAGACTGTCCATACGCAATGATACACGAGTTCTCATTGAGAATAGCCGACTCAATGTACATTCGCATGCCATCGTAAATAGTTTGTTCTTGCGATGTGATTGGGAACACTCGATCGAATGCACAAACATAGATGTCATTTGATCTGGTTGGAACAACGACCACGTCTTTGAAAATTCGAATTCCGTTTGCTGAACCAGTTTTACGTGGAGGTCGAATCCGACAGTACGTGCGTATTTTGCCACGCAACGACCACAGTTCTTTGTACAATTTGTCTGACACTTCCAACGCACGTTTTAATTGCATTTTGTTGCGGGATAGGTCTTCTTCGAGAATTGCAACACGCTCATGGTTCTCAGCAGATGCGAGCTTGAATGATGTTGCTTGATCACCGAGTTGTTTGGTTAACAGTTCGATTTTGTTCCGTTCTTCTTGCAGGTCATCGTTTATCAAAAGAGCTTGCTCTTGTAATGTCGAAATGGTTACGGTAGCTTCGTGGTATGTTTTCTTGATCAGTTCAATGTCATCTGTTAACCCAGTAGGTTCGGTTAACGTGTCTTGCTCTTTGGTTTTGTCACGAGCATCAGTAAGTTTCTGAACTTCGGCTACAATGGGGGATTCGGGGTTTTCTGCGGGTTGTTCACCGCCAGCAGTTTCCTTTCGGGCAGCTTGAACAACCTGCCAACGCTCCTGTATTGGTAGACGTAGGTGGTCTTTGTATTCTCGCCAAAGCAAATCATTTTCACGCCGAGCATCGACCAACGCGGATAGAATCAAATTGCTCATTTGAATTTTTGATCTTATACTAGACGTTGTGGAATTATCACACCGCCGGCAAACGGGGCGTCAAAAAGATCTCCCACGAGATATAATTGAAACAACATGGGCTTTACAATCCGAAGATACGTTAAATTTGCGCGTCCGTCTGCACTGAGTCTCATTTTGGGAATAATTGCCACGGTCATGCCGATTGTTCTTTACTACACGGTTGATGATCAAGTTAACAGCGAAATACGCAACGTTGTGTCACAAATTGTTTTCTGGGTAGCAATGGTCACTGCAAACAAACCACGCAAAGACAGTTTTGCAGAGGGGACAAACGTGATGTTTATGGATGGTGGTGGGACGGGCGATGAACCACCGGCAGCTGATTTCGGCCCAATGACTGATCTGGCGCAGTTGAAAAAAGAAATAGGCGCGGATGAGGCAAAAGATGCTGCCGAAGTTGTGGACGATGCTACAAAAGATGACAACAAAACCACCACCATTGTCAAAGACGATTCGGCCGACACCAAGCCCGCTGCCACCATTGTCAAAGACGATTCGGCCGACACCAAGCCCGCTGCCGCCATTGTCAAAGACAATTCGGCCGACACCGAACCCGCTGATAACAAGCCCGTCGACGTTGTTGTTGAGGTGAAGTAATTTGAACGGCTGATTATTTTTTTTATCGAAATGGAATCTCGAAATATTGCCGAAGAGCAAACGATTATTGACCACAATGTTGGTAACGTTGCTAGCAACAATGGTAACAATGTTGGTTGTGTCGCCGTCACGTGGCGTTTTCCGACCGTCGGCAGGCGTATTTTTCCCGACGAAGTCGAATGTTCGGACAGAACTACGTTCAGCAACGTGTGTCAGACCGTACGACGTCATTGGGTCCACGATTTTACTCAGGTGTTTTGCCTCGAACCGGAGGAATTTTACCGACCATCAAACCTTCACGGTTTCGATCTGTATGCGCACATCCGAATCAGCAGCGCAATATCAACCTACCACTGTTTCGAGGGATCGAACGAAGCGATGTATTACGCAAATCTCGTTGAAGAAATGAACCAACGCACGTCAATTCAACACCAAAATGTGCCCAACATACGTAATGTCATTTCTCCCACTCGACTGTGAAATACAGGAAGATGACGTCAACCTTGGCGATGAAATTGGCGCGGTCGAAAATGGAATTTTAACATGGGGTCGTGTTCACCACACAGATCCCGTTCGAATCCGTTCGTCAGCAAACGTTTGGACGGTTGGTGAGTACGAATGGCTGCTTTGCGATGCTGACGAGATGAATCCGATTCGACTACCACCGACGTGGAAAACATGGTCAATGCGACGTTCGTGGTCTGATTTCGCATCAGGTAAACCGATATTTTTGCTTCGTCGTACGGACATTACGTCACCAATTTCGTCATCGTCATCGTTGGGTCAAATTGTCGAGACCATGACTGATCCTAATGTGTCACGCATAATCGGCGATTTGCCCAATTTTCCACGACCACCATCACCTCATCCATCATCACCAACAGCTTCGCTCCCTCCCGAAATGCCCTCGTCGAAACGACCATTGGTACTACAAATGAATAGACCGTCTCATACGTTGTCAAAATGGTTCCTCTACGCGGGTCTACTGGCGGGGTTTATTGCTCTGGTCTGGCGTTTTCGGACGTGAGGTAAATTTGAGTCCTGTAAGGAATAAGCAACATCGTCAACAATGATTGGTCACATCTATCTCATTCAAGAACGTGAATTTTTGAGGCAGCAAGCCCCAGTTTACAAGATCGGCAAATCGACCAACATACGTCGACGAACCGCCGATTACCCAAAAGGCAGTCACATCATTGGCTTTCTGGCTGTGTCTGACGTTGACACTGCGGAAATGGTTGCAATCAAACTCTTCAAAGAAGGTTTTCGGCAGGAATTGCAATACGGGACCGAGTATTTTTACGGTGACCCTAATGCAATGATTAACCTATTGCTTTGCGTCAGTTCACGATTTCCAACCGATTCAAGCGACTTGGAACAGCAAATGGTCAACTTGGATCCAGCAAAATCGGTTTTGCCAAAACCGCCCCTTACAAAACGATCACCCAAGAAGCGGTTCGTGGCTGCAAAATCGCCAAAGCAAGCGGTTGCGGTGCCTGTGGCGAAACAAAAAAAGCGCTCACGGAGCTGCCAGGTTTCGAAACCTCGGCACGTCACACGACGGCGAACGCAGACAAATCACTTCGCACAAACATGTGTCGACGAGCACGGTGACGTTGAAATGGAGATTTGTAGCGAAGTTTACGGTATGGTAGTGTCTAATATTCGTTAGGAATTGTTTGACTGACCTCATTTTTTGCCCACTGAACGAAACCGTGATGGAAATGCATTTGCTCTTTTTCACGTCATTGCATACTGATCAATGCATCATTCTCCGTATGGAACCATTCTTTTGCTAATTTTGGTCGTCGTAATTTCGATTGTTTTAGTTTTGTTTGCGCGACCGTTTTCAATGGGAACAATGATGGAAGGGGGGATGAACGGAATGACCGTCCTCGGATGTAGCGGGAGTTTCATCATTACAACCGCTGCCAAAAGTTCGGTCGTTCTCGAGAGTAACGAATCTGACCCACCGTTTCCAGCCGATATGCAAAACATGTCGATCAAAAAATTCGCTGCTGACCTCGTGTCAATAACCGCCAATCACAAATTAATATACCGCGTCGACCCCGTCGGAAATTATGCCTACTACACCGCCACCCCCGACCCCGCCGCACCAAACTCACCGGAAAGGGTAGTGTTTGCGGTGGTTGCTGAGACCTTTGTGGACAATGCCAATCCTTTATCACCCGCCTACGTCGCGGGCGCCTTATTAACAACACCACTTAGAGTAGCCATTGATACGTCCGCGGCCGCATGGGAGGCCGCGATTCTGAGGCTAAGAAGCCAACGTTTTGAAAGGGCAGTAATGCTTGGCCGGGCGGGGGCTGCTGATCGCATGTTAGCAGTGAACGGTATGCTAACAAGTATTGCGCAATACCTGTTCGGACAGATCGACCGGGTCGATCCTGCCATTTTAGTAGCTACCATGGCGCGGATTCTCGACCTTCTCCGAGTAACAATACACGTAATGAGAGCGATCCTTCACGTCAACACACCTCAAATTACAATCATTCCACCGCAGATTGCATCTTTCTTACGTATCTCGATACGTAAGAAAGTGTTTGTAGGAGAAATTGTTGACGATATCGCAGCGGCATCTACATCAATAAACCATCGGAAAGCAGTTAACATTCCACTCACCGTTGAACAACTTGATGATTTGTTAGAAGATTCGGACCTGCCAACCCTCGAAGTATCTGCATCGTATAATTTCAATCTCCCAGTAGACATAAACCCAAATGCGCCGGTTGCTGGTGCGGTAAACATGCATTGCTACGAAATTCAAGCGTGGCAAGGTATTAGCACGCCACGTCCCACATTAATTCTCAGATTGCCAGAGGGGCAACCGACCATAATCTGTCATGATGGTTTATTCGCGAGTTCGTTTCCACCATGGCTCCAAACAACGTCGTTTACGGGAAAATGGATGGACGAGAATTCAACTGGATACGGTTGGCGCTCTACTGAGATCCAAGCGGGCTTCGATTTGCAGCAGAAGCGAACTTTTATGGACATTGTTTTCCAATGGATTTTCGATGGTGGAGCAGGTAGAATGCGCGTCGAAACGTTCATTAACCACCACCAACATCACTCGCTCGCCCATCTTATTACAGAATGGTCCGCTGTCAACGGCAAAGAAGACAGGTTGGATCATAATTATCAGAAATGGCTTGATTGGTGGTCATTGTTGGAACTGAACTTCAAGATGGTTGGATCAGGGCTCAACGCCACTCCATCAATAGCTGGATTCGTTACCATGGTACGAGACGCCGTTGAACACAAAGCAGAACCTGAACTTTACGACAGTGAAGCAGTAAAAAATGCTATTCACCAAACCAGGGACCAAATAAACGCAGTTGTTACGGATTTCCCCCTCGGGGCAACCGTCCGGTACATAAAAAGATCAGAAAAACTCAGGGGTCTCAACGAACTTGTTGCCATGAGGAGCTTCACTGAAGCAGCAAACGGGTTTCCCGATCCTCAAATACTTGTTGAAGCCGCCATAAATTTGGCCCATTCGTTCGATTACATGGATTCATCAATAACAACATTTGTCGGAAAATGGGAAACGCAAATCAGATCAATAAACGCAAGCGATCATTCGCTGCGTCAGGTAATTTATGGTCTATGTTTACACAACATGCTCAACCAGTTCGGGGTTATTACGAAGGCAATACGCAGCGAGTCTGTGGTGTTCATTCACGGAGCTGACATCGATCCGACCGTTCGTTTTGACGAAACGGTAGGTGTGATGAGCAATCGTATTCTCAGCAGGGTGGCCGCCGACCCTGTTCCCAGGTGGTTAAAAGTAAACGATGCGCCTGGGTTACATGGTGGTAATAGTCAGCAAACAATAACGGGTGGTGACGATTCAGATGACGACCGGAAGGAACCAAAAGGATCAAAGAAAACAAGACGGTCAAATCCGAAGAAAAGAACTGTACTTTCTGACCCAGGCCCGTCATTTCAGGTATCACGTTTGTCCTACAGATTCATCGGTTCCAACAACCCGGTTATTTTGAAATACGAGCACATCATGCTTGCGCATGGCCTGAAACCGATCGATGCTGGTGTGTTCAGAAGTGTTGTTCATTTATTTAACAGAGCAAATGGGGAAGCCGAATTTACTAAAATTTTTAACAAAAGCGTTGCTACTGGTCGTCCAGAAAAGACCGGTCCGCTAAACGCCGCTGATGCAGACCAGATTCGGGAGATTGGACAGCTGTTCAACATATTCTTCAAACTTGTCTGGCACATCTCCTATGCATTACATGGCGTTAAATATGACATTTTCAGCCCAGCAAACTCGGGCATATTCTGCATGATTATTAATCGATTCAAACTGGTTGCTGAGGAGAATTTCGATGCTTTACTTGAGCGAGGGAATACGTTCGTTAGAATACAACACGGAATTCCCCTAGCAGGACCTCCACCACTACCCCCGCCGGGGGGTCCGCCGGTCGGGGGTCCCCCGATAGCAGGTGACGTCGTCACGTTTCGCGACAACATGATCATCACTATCAACACACTTTTTGATTCGCTTGGGTTGTTGCTTTCATCGGCGGCTGTTGCAAAATACGTGCAACCACTTCTCGTCGAACGAAAATACGAAGAAACTTTCCTAATTGTTTCACCATGGTGGGAACTCGAACCATGGCTTTTAAGTAATGCGGTTCGTCGGGAGGTCGGCATGGCTGAAATTCCAGAAGACGAAGATGCTGCGAACGATCACCAAGGCCTTGGTTTTACCACACCAGCACAGCGCAATGAGCTCGCACAACACGTCAGAGACAATAGAGAAAGTTATCAAAACGGGTGGAATAGAATTGATGACGGCCTTGACGTGGGTGATATTCGGGGTCACGGTGTTGCTGATATGTCCAAACGTGGGCCGAAAAGTAGTGCCACGGATAGACCTGTTCTACCTACCGTAATCCGTCAAAATCCCGATCCTGCAGCACGACGCTTTGCCCGACAACAACTGATCTTACTCCATTATACCGGTCCCGCTGTTAATGCAGCCAATCGAATAGTTACACCTCCCGAAGTTGGTCCCAACCCAGCTGGTTGGCCTGATTGGTCCCATTACGACACCGTTTCTAATAGTAGGGATGTTGCAATTTTGCGTGCTGCAGATAAAACATTGTTTTTCAGGCAATTCCGTCTTCGTTATAGTAATACCGGTTCTGTAAGCCTGACAACGACCGGAGGTATAGTTTTGAATATGAACAGAACAACGCACGCAATGCAATTCGGACCATTCAGTGGCAACAGAACGGACATTACGTGTGGTGATCTGGTAAACGACGCAGGCCGCATAAGAAATAGCGTAAATAATCAGGTGATATGGAATGGAGGACGGAGAAGGGGGGGGAGTCCGTTTTCCATACCGGGCCAATACCGGCTTAATCCAGGCGTCAGCGTTGCATTTAACGAGTATTCGTTCAACGCTGCTACTAACATCATGACTATCAGACAGCCGAATGCGCCCGACGTAATTATTTACGGCGACAGCGGTCACATTGAATCTGGGGGATTAATATGGAACCTTGGCAACCAATTGAGCACCGTGGACAATAGAGTGTCTTACATGCTCGGACATAATGGTGTTAGAGGCAATCGAATCGAGATGGTCGACGCTCTGGATAATCGTCTCAACATCGGGGCTGACGCGGATTTGTCCGCACCCGATTTAAATTTCCGTTTTACCCCCAGCACAGACACTATTAGCGTAATCACAAACAACAGATCGCGTTTGACCACCGTGGTTGACAGACTCATTACCGAAGATACTATGCCGCCTGGTGGTGCTCCGTACGCACCCACGACACCAGCTGCTCCCGTATTGCTCGCCGGCGGTTTAGTAATCTTACCAGCGTAAACGTGAAACCATATCTTTTTTTTTGCAAAAAACAGTTGCTGGTCGGTTTACCCTGACGACTCCATGGCAAATCCCTCCCAGATAATTTTAACTTTGCCACTCGCTGATTTTGGTATTGCGATTGTCAAAGCGACCGCAGGGTCTGTGGTCAAACCAAATACAGAAACGCGACCCATTGCCTTCGGCTCTGACATGTCGATGTCAAATGTGTGAACTGGAACGAGCTGGGTTTCAGTGTCGAGCATTTCCAATTCGATTTCAACGTTACCAGCGCCTGGTTCGACGACAACCACATGCACCGTGTTGATGTAGAAAATTATGTCTTTCAGCATCATTTGACGCCTATCAGAAAACGGTTGGGACGCGTCAATGATTGTCGATGAGAACACAACACCGGACGAACATGTGTAATGCAAACTGATTGGCGGATCCAAATCAGTTACCTGTAGGTCATATGGTAGCACAGGAACCGCTGTTGTACGCATTGTGTACGGTTTTGTTGCTATTGCCGATTCTCCGATAGCAACCGATCCCTTTCCTGTTGCTTGTGCTCCGAATCCGATGGCAACCGACTCAGGTTCAGGTGCGGCGGCGACTGGTTCGACACCAGCAATCGCCAGGTTTGTCATGGGGACGAATTGTAGTTCGTTTTGATCAAGAGCCAACACTTGCATACCATCGTGTTTCGATGGGCAAATTTCACGCAGCGAGCCATCGTCGTTAGCTGTTAAAACACTGCCAGCCGTTTGCAAGAGTCCAGTAACACGGTTTGGTGACTGAAAGTGTACGGAACATAAGTTGTAACGATTTTGAGACATTGAAAGTGTATACCGTGCCAGAGAAAATGAGTTCGTTGTACATTGAACACCTGCTTTGCGATTCAATTCAAATCAAAGGAAACAGCACAAACCAGATTGGATTTTACGCTTCGGTATTGCTCGATCCTGCTACAACCCTGGTAACGACGTATCAGTTTGATCCCGACGACTCTGACGATTTGTATTTTGTTGACAAAATCACGTTTATTACCACCGCAGTTCAAACAGCACTCGGGCCTATTGTCATCAGGTTTAACATCGGTTCAGACGCTGATCCAACGCAAATGATCGTTACTAATTGGGATTACACAACGGTTACAACACAGTATGGCTACACCATTCTGTCTGGTCTTTCGGGTCACGGAACACAGACATTACGAATTGTTATCGACGAGCTCAAACCTGATGCCAAGCCAATCCGTTTGATATTCCACGGAATCAAGCTTAACAAAGCTGAAATCTAACTTGCGATCGTTTGATCGTAACAATGCTCGCATAATCTGACTTACGAACGTTTGATCGTAACAATGCTCGTTTACAACTCGTCTCGTGCTTGTAATGCGAACCGACAAGCTTCTATTGTTCGCTCAGCGCTATCGTACTCGTAGATGAGCAGGTTGATACGTGTTTGTATTTGCGTCAAACATTGGCATTTGAGAGCAAACGCAGCGAGATCATTTTGGAGGTTGTAAGATATCGACAACGCACCTGTTTGAATGTTTGCTCTGTTGTGTGGCCCACGGGTATGAATCTCTTGCATTTGAAAGCTGCGGTCGATCCGTGCTGACGATGTGGCAAAATCATGGTTTGCTACCCGCATGTTTGTCGTGAGCGATTGTATTTCGAGGCTAATCTGTATTTGGCGAGCTGCAAGCGCGGTTGCTGATTGTTCGATGTCACTCATTGGAGGTGGTATCTTGTTGCGTAGTCTTTTCCGTCTCCTATGAACGAAACGTGACGACATGTTCACAAAGGAATCAGGAATGAGATTTGTTGTATCCATTTTGATGTCCCCCCATTCGATCAATACCATGCCTAGTTTTGGGTTGCTGGAGCAGTAAAACAGCCGGCACACACGCGGCGGCAAAAAGTCAACGAAAGATGGGCGGAACACGATCGATTCGTTTACGGAATTGTGTTCGTGGTAATCGGCGAAGTGTGCCAGCTCGTTACAGAGTAGAAAACGTTTCTCAGCAGCCACCAGTTCACTTTCGACGCCCAAAAATCGAACAATGTTGGGCATCTCCTCAGCTCCCCATTTGTTTTCCAAGTTTTCTGACGTTTCACGGGTCAAAACGTACAGCGGATTGTGTAGCGTCGAAAAAACTGCACAGTTAATCAAAACAAGATTGGGACATGGTGTTCGACGAAATGTGCAGCGTATTTCACGGTCACGTGCTATTTTTTGTCTCACCGCACGTTCGGCGAGTCGAGCATCGTCGACCTCCTTGGTTCCATTTTTGTCAATATCCAAGCACCCGAACGAACAATAGAAACGCATCTGCGAATCAGAAAGTTGGCAAAACATTGCTTGCTTGATTTCGGCCGAGCAAACCATGCAATTGTTGATTGTTGGAGGAGTTAAGTCGTCCAGCGGTCGGCTTGATACCATTGTTTCCATTAACGCTCGGCGAACCATTTGTGTAGTAAATTGATCCGTTCTGTTCGATTTCAATTACGCGTTTTTGGTTCAGTATAACGATGTATCAATGGATCGATGTGGTTTCGATTGCCGAAAAACATGCGGAGGCCCAAGTTATTACAACAAGGCAGCAATATTTGCCATTGCTAAAGATCGCCGAACAGTACGCCACCGCGAACCAGATGTGGCTTGGTGGTCAAATCGGGCTGCGAATGATATTGGGTGAAACTGATCTTCTCCGAAACGATTTCGTAATGGATCTTTACACAACAGACACGCAAACACATGGTCGTGCTCTTGCCGACCTCTTCCAATCATCCAGCAAACAGATTGTCAAGCTAACAACTAAGGTACCAACAGACGTTCAGCTAAACTTGGAAGTTAATGGTTATTTGCTCGTTATTTTACATTTGATTCCGTCACACGACGACAAGATCAACCCTCGCTTACAACAAAGAGGAGGCAAACATGTGCCATTAGTTGACGTTCTTACATCTTTTGTCTCAGTTAGTTTTCTGACTGGTGACAAAGTAGTTTGCTTCGGACCAGAAATTCAGCTCATCAAATGTTATTCACAGTTAATTGACATTGGTTCACGATCTGATTGGATTAACTTAATCGAGACGGAAATCCAACTACGTCAATTGTTTCGGGACCGGTTTTGTAAGAAATGTCACATCGCAGACCCACAGCGAAGCCAGAGCGGTGGTGGTGAAATAAACAAGTTTCGTGAGATGATTGTCAATGCGTTGGTCGTTGAATACATGGGTGGTCACGGTCGTGCGTGGATCGGAACATACACTTGTCAACCACAATCATCATTGTCAGTCTACCAAGACAAATTACAAGCTATCACTTGGCATGACTTCAAAGACGAAGAGAAAGCAATCAGAACGATTTTAAAAGCATTGCCAGCAAATTTGGAAATCAGCGCGAGTAGACATGATCCACAATGTTTGATGTTGCCCAAATTACGCCGATTAACAATGTATGCGCGTGTTATCGGAAAGGAAGAACCGTTCGAACCAGTTATTGACCTCTTTAACAACGCACATTTTACCACTGTACCATTCCATCGCGATTACCGTTTCCTGCCAAAACCAATACGTCGTTTGTTGGACAAAAATCCAACCGTTCAACCACGCATCGGCACTCCGTTTGTCGTCATGCAAATGTTTTTGGTCGATCTTTGGATCGCACAGATGCTACAAAAGCTCAACATCATTACCAGGCTACGCTTTTCCGATGTAACAACACAATCTATTCGAGATTGTTTGACCACTGGCATCGAGATGGACATTTTTACACAAGAACGTCTATTTGAAGCAGCGCTTCCAACATCGGCTGATAACTATCTCGGTAATTTCTTTGACCCATCAGTGGAAGCAAAACGACTCATCCGAGCTATCAAAACAGACCCAGAGCGCCCAGCTCTCGTTAAACCGTACTTTCCAAAACGTGCACTGAAATTTGATTCGGATGACGCCAAGACAACTGAGCCATAATGGAACTAGCCAACCCCGACGTGAGCAAAAAGTACCCCGCAGGAATTGCAATGATGCTCAACCAACAGCTAATTGGAACACAAATTAGTCTGAGTGACTATATTAAACGGTTCTTCGAACTGTCTGCAACGCATGGACGAGTTGTTTTTGCCGACTCATTTACCCAGGTGAACGCAATATCCGACGGAGATGATTTCAGTATTCACCATGGTCAACTGTTCAACTTTGGTGTAATTCGGACTGGAACAGCCGCTGCTGCCAAAACGTACATGGTCGGAAAAGGTTTGATGCTGGACGTTGATTTCCGCGTGCTAGTTGACAAAAAAAAGACCGACATTTTCATACGTCCGAACGCTTTCCATTTGCTTTTGCTCTCGGCAAGAGGACTCGTAAAGTATCATCAATACTTCCTAGCAGCAACCGAAATCCTGCGTGGATACACGGGACATCAAACTGCACGTGAACATCATGTGGCACGTGAACATCATGTGGCACGTGAACATCTTGTGGCACGTGAATCCCCTTCGTCTGATCGAATTGCACGCGTGTTAGTTGTTTTACGAATGCACGATTGCTCTGTTCGATTCGTTACTGGCACAACAACACAGATACAAAAAAAGCTACGTGAGTTACGTGAAGAAACCCCATCAATGCGACGTGTTACCACTGTTTTAACCGAGATGCCGTTGCCTCGGCTTATCGAATACATACGTGTCGAAGGTGAGTTTCAAATTCATTCTGGCTCTATTGGCGGATTGGAAAACGTGGTTGATTCGATTATCAAGCAAAAGATAGACGATCTCGCACAGCAGATCGAAGATCAATTTGATCGTGAAACAGGCGATTAATCATCCCCTTAGGTCTATTTTTTTGATTAAACAGAAAATTGAATTTTTTGAGTGATAAGACATGGTGTTAGGAGTAATTCCAACCCCATCCTTGAGAGTCCGCACGACTTTCTCGAATTCGCCCGAAGGGACGGCAAATCGTCTTCTCTTTGGTTTACAGAGGGTCTTTTTGTTTTTTTTGCCAAAAAAAGAGTGTTAATGTTGGGCTACTTGTGACCCCGATCTACTCACGCTGCTCGAAGCATCGCGGGCGCATACCTGCCTCCATCACCACATTGGCAGATCGTAGCTCTTGACAGAACGCTGATGAGCTGCGAGAGCTATCAATTAGCACGAGATCAGCTCCCTCATTACAAAAGGTACATCTGAACCGATTGGTCTGTCTGTGGATAATCGCCACGTTACCACACGTGCGACACATCGGTATTTGTCGACCATCACTGTCATTTGACATTTTCTCGATCATGTTAATACCAGCACCGTGTGTGTTAAGGGTCCAGACCTCCATCTCACCAATTTTCAGTCCACCGCGAACGTTCTTGCCTTCGAGTGGTTGACCCGTGATTGTATCTGTCGGGCCAGTTGATGCAATTGCATAAATATCGTCAGTAGCGAATTTTTGTAAACGCTGATAGAACGTTGGTCCGAAGAATATGGCTGCATCCATGTAATCACCCGTAATCCCATTGAAGACAACCTCTTTGCCATTGTAACGAAATCCGTCCGCTTCCAGCTGCTTGACAACCTCATCGTAATTAAATCGCTTGAATGATGTGGCATCAGTTACGCTACCTCGATGTGCACATACTTTTGCCATGCTTGTTTCGAGCATTTGACCAACCGTTAAACGAGTTGGTATCGATGCCATGTTGATAATGATGTCGGGTCGCGTACCATTTTCCAACACAGGCAAGTCAGCTTCGGGATACATTTGTGCGTTGATACCTTTGTTTCCCTGACGTGAACTTAACTTGTCACCAACTCCAAGCGGACGCGTCGAACGAAGCTTAACAATACCAATTTGCTCGTCTGCTGAACCTCGTGGTTTCCACACACGATCGACAATCGCAGGCTCTCGATGTTGATATTCAATGCTTCGATCAATGTAACGGTATTGCACTTCGGATCTTGTTTTGGTTTCGCTCGTACGCAGTTCGGCATATCGACCAATAATAATGTCACCTTTTTGTACCACAGTGCCTGGCCGAACAAAACCATCCACCAATTTCTCGTATGATGCACGAGGTTTGCGACCCTTCGTCACAGCAGCGCTGGGTAAACCAAAGTGTTCACCACGTTCGAGCACCACACGTTCGTTCCGATAAAAGCTACCAGCAAACATGCCGCGTTCCACCGATGCCTTGTTAAATATGATCGAATCCTCTTGACCATACCCGTAGTACGACATGTAAGCAACCATGCAGTTCATACCATTCGAAAATGTGTACTTCTGTGCGATCGTTTTAACCAGCGGAGTTTCGTTGTACCATTGGAAGAACCGATTCTTGTCAACGCGATACGGCGCTGCAAACGAATACCAACCGCACGTTTGCCGAGCTTGATTTGTTTCAAAGCATACACGAGCGGGTTGTGTGTGATCGCCATACGGACTCATCAAAGATGTAATCCCAAATATTGACTCCTCGACATCACAGTGAGTAAACCTCGTACAAACATCATGTTTGTGTTCTCGTAACGTTTCAAAGCAATTTGCAAGGTAACAGTTCTCCTGTTCCTCAGGAGTAATGTATTCCATCACTCCTTCTTCGATGAGTTGATTGATAGCCAATCGACCTGTTTTCAGACCCATTATGTGTTGTTTGGTCAGTCGAATATTTTGGGTAAATTCAATCTTCTTCTTTGTCTTGTCTTTGAAAGCAGCTCGGCATGCTGCGTTATATGCTGTCAGATTGTTATCAACGATCAAAAGTGGTCTGACTAAGCGTCCAACATCAAGCAAGAAGCCAACTTCATTGACCACAGGATCCCATACAATTGATGTCTTCCTGCTTACCAGCTTGCCTTCTCTGCGAAGCAACCGATAACGTTCTGTGAATATGGGTGCGTTCTTGGTAACTCCGATCCATTGTCCATTCACAAAGATGTTTGCAAACTTACCACGAGCCAATTGTAACGAAGTTGTCATCGACAGCGCAATCACTTCGGGATCGTTTAGCAACATTGTTTTGAGCGGAACGGCATCGATTGCCTCACAAACAGTAGCCGAGATGGCCAATTCCTTATGCGTTCCAATCCGTTCTCCCGTGTCAACAGATCGTGTGATACAAATGTATCCCACATATGACGGTTGAACTCGACGCATAACATCTGCTCGTTCTGTCTGCTTGCTTGCACCCTTCGGATTGTGTGTTGTTACCGTACGTAACGTTGACATGAAATGCAAATAATTCTTGCGTTCGATGATTTGCGATGACACACGATTCAAATGGGTTTGCTTGGCAGTTTTGGTTGCTTGCTGACCTGCTGTAATCGCTCTTTCAAGCTCTCGGTCAAGTTCTGAGGTTATCAGAGCTGATTTGAAAGTGTCAATGATCATCTTGTCCGAAATTTCGTCAAACGAATTGTTCCTGACCAGTCGGCGAAACGCTTTCAGTGCTGGCGTTGAAATAAACTTGTTAAAACGCGTCTTGTACGACTTTGCCAGTGATGCGCCGGCACCATGAACTCGTTTGGATGCGTAATTGTCACGATCTGTTGGCATGAGCACACCGAGTTCCACCAGAAACATTTTGTAAATCATAAGTCCGAGGAAACGGAGCTTTTCCATTCTATTTTCTGGTTTGTCACCGAGATGCGGCAAAATTGATTGATCCAAAGTAGTCATTAACGTTTCCAACAAGTAGTTAATGGTGTTTTCTGACGCACGAGCCGATCGCCGATCAGAAAGATAACGCACCATTAGCTCAGACATGCTGCGAATAATGTCAGCTTGCTGTGTGGTGTCTCGTAGCGTGTAAAAACGATCTTTATCATCTTTGAACAAGAACGCTTTTTCAAGGTTTTGCTTGATGTAGTCTGTGATTGAATCAGTTCCATTAACATCAAAGACAATCGTCTCAACCGCTGCCTCGTCAGAAGCCATACCAAAGAGTCTGTAGAGCAAATAAAATGGCAGCTTAACTTTCTGGAATTTGGTTGAATTGATTTCGATTGTTATTGCTCCATTAACCATATGACGGACACGTGTTTGCATTGAATGTTCATACGAACCGCCTTGCTGCGACAGAAACTCGCCACGAACCATCTCGTTAACCTCCATCTTTCGATGGATGTGCAACATGTTGTAACGAATGTTCTCGAGAAGATCAATCACATATTCTTGACCCCCAATGATAAAGTAGCCACCGATGTCTTTTGGGTCCTCCTCGAGGTTTTTTAACGCCTCACGACTGCAGCTAGATGTATGGCATCGGTCTGATTTGACCATGATTGGAAAGTCAGCAATTTTGATCGGGGGAACACTAGCTGATTTTTTGACCTCATGGCCATCCAGATAAACTGCGGTCAAAGTTACCTCACCACCAACTTCCAGCGGCGCCTTGTACGTGGTACCATTAACACGTGCTTTGTTAGGATACAGGTCCTCATGTGTGTTGGTCAATGTGGGTGCGTGCTGCGGCATACCAACATTTGCTCCCGTAAACGAGAACTGTATGCGAACACTTTTGCGTCGCCGATCGTCCTCAGTTTGATCGCGTCGATTTGAATCGCGATAATCGACTCCAAACAGCTTGGTGGTAATGTACGGGATGCCATTTGCACTCATCAGATTATTAAATGAGTCAAGGTTGTGCGTAACACTGCCCATTTGATCCAAAACTGACGACACCACTAGCGACATGTCGCTTTGCGTAAGATCGTCATTTTCAACGTTAACGACGTTAGCCGAATCCCAGCCTGCACGGTAAACTCCAGGGGTAGTTGAAAGTAATTCCATTCTTATCGAACCAGTTACTACAAAGATTGTTAAATTCAATTTACCCTGCAAAATTAACAATCGGAACCAAAAAATTCGGCAAATGATGCCAAAAATGAGCAATTTTGGTGGTTTTAAAGAGGTCGTAACAAATTTGAATCAGCACTTATCTGTACCAATCGCTCTACAAATGTCTTCAATCTTCGACACCGCGAACCTCGGATTCTTCAACGCAAAGGAACTTGATTCTCTCACCAGGATTGTTCGAAACGCAATTTGTTGCTTTTCGCTCATTCCAATCGAAGAATTTCAGAACGCCAGAGGCATCACAAGGCTTCGGTTTAACCGAGACGAGTTCAAACCAGTTTCCAAGGCATCAAAAGACTCACGTGAAAAGGCTGCACTGAGACCTTTGCCTCCTGGTAAAACTACGCCACCAAAGCCACCAGTTGACAGAAAATGGGACTTCTATGGCAACCGTATCATTGCTGAAAGTGACAGGGAATCGAGGGTTTCACCCGTTTCCATCCAACGCGAAGGCGTTTCAGTGTTTGCGGTCATCTTTCGCTACATGATCCACCTGGTCAACACAAACGACACAATGTTGCGATCAAACGCAATCGATGTGTTGCTTAACATGGATATTCCTGACATTGCTCTTCTCAGAGACATGCATGCAACAGTCAGTTCATCGTTAGGTCAACAGATTTTGCTTCACCCCAAGATGGATCAGGAGTTCAATTTCGTTCATGGTGGCAAAGCCAATCTTCAAACGGCTCTCGAGAATGCTGCTGCAGTTCGTTCGAACATCACGCAGGCATCCGAAAGTCTTGGACGATTCTTCTTGAATTTCCTCAAGATTGCCGCATGGCAAGCGGGTGTTAATACCTACACGTATGGAACATCGTATACGCTCGGTAAATCAACGATAATCCCGCTCATCCAGTCAACGCTTTCGTTTGGTTGCATTGCGAACCCGCGGTGTATCATTCAACTGGCAAACACCATGGAAGCCATCCTGATTTCACGGGCAATTTCATCTGGTGGAATGACGCAAATGCCAACCAAATTTGTTTGGTTATCCGATCCTGCTGAAGTCGGACGGGTCATGAATACTGCTTGGATCGAGTATACTGATCGAGTGAAACGTGCCGAAGCTGGCAAAGCAGCTGTGGCAGTACCAGCAACCGCAGCAGTTACTGTTGCCGAAGCCGTGCCTCCCCAACCAACACAAGTGGCTGTTGCACCACACATAACCCATGTACCAGCTGCAAAAAGATCAGCAAAGAGAGCAACCCCAGCTGCACAACCAGCAGTTGCAGTGGCGCCAATAATACCCATAAATCAACCTGTTGACAATGATGGGTTTGATGATGAAGAAGGAGAGGAAGAAGATGAGGAAGCAGACGATGAAAATTAGATAGTATGATTGTCCCAATTCCTCTTTGTTTTTTTTAACGTATAGTCTCGATGAACCTTCGAACCAAATTACTCGTTGCAATTATCGTTGTTTTGATCGTTATTGTCATTGCAGCAACGCAGGCAATTTATGACCTGCACGCTTGCTTGAACGGGTTCTGGTCCGCCGACAGCGATTTTCTCCAGCAATCGAGTTTGTCACGTTTTTACCTGTACTTCGCATCCGAATGCAAAACAAGAGCACGAACTCGAACGGCGTATATGATTGTAATTGCATCCTCAGGCCAACCTGTTATTAACAGCAAAATTAAGGTGACGTTTGGGTTCGGTCAATTTCAATGGCAAGGTATGGCACGAGGAGCTAATCGACTCATTGGAAGCAAAACCACTCCGTGGACTCTACCAACAACAATTACATCTCCCCAGAAAATCGCATTCCCATCGAGGGTTACGACAACCATTGCTATTGAGCGGGGTTTGCTAATTTTTCATGACAAGTCGCAGATATTTGCGCGCTTACACAAGGACCATATGACCGATAATGTCGACATGCTCCGTTCGGTGAGCAAAGAAAAATCGGACTCACTTCCGATTTGAAAAAACCAATACTAACTTCATACACCTACTGCGATGCGGTGTTTGGGTCTCTCGCGGTTATCTCACTTTCTCCTTTACCTTATTCCAAGATCAGATACCATTGACCCTGTCTGACTGGGATGTGCTGGATTCGCCGAGCGTGTGTGAGGTAGATTCAGCTTTTTTGGTCTTTTTTGAAATTTGATCGGCTCTGTGGAAAATCAATCCGTCTTTACCATATCCATAAACTATGCCTAGCGATGATGCAATTACTCCGGCCGATCTCGGTGCTGATCGTAGCCCTGGCGGCTTCGACACTGGTTCGGCAATATTGTTCCTTCGTTACACTGGTAGTTAAATGGTAAAGTAACAAAAAAACGTGCTCGTCATGTTTCCGTTATCTTCTTGGTGCGTTTTTGCGCACCCAAGAAAGTTGAACGGTTTTTTTTGGAACCAATTTACGTCAACAAATAACACAAAAAATGTCGCTCCCCGATATTTCGGTTGATATTGACACGTCGACGCCGTTGGCGGATTTTGTCGGTTCACGACCAACACGGGTACTAACGATTACCATTCGTCAAAACCTTCATTACGTCCGTCATAATCGAATCCGTCAAGGGAAAACGGATCCACGTCATCCTCATTGTCAGGCTTTATAAGGTCTTCGCCAACGTCACCAATTTCGTCAGCTATATAATCTCCACTAGTTCCGAGATCAACCCCCTCTTTGTCGAGGTTCTTCAGTAGCGGATTGTCAGCATCTAACTTTACGCAAAAGAACTTCTCATGCTGTACGATCATTGTCAATATTGTCAAAACAAATGTCTGGGCGAGTTTTGACGCGCCCTTGATCTCGGTTGTCCAGAGTTTTTTTGCCATCAGCATGATTTCGGAAATGACGTAACGGCGTAACGTTGGCGGATCGTTGGCGCTCGACATGATTGTGAACCGCACCGGAAACGTAATAACGTTGTCGATTGGTGGAAACCAAGTTATAAACTGTTCGTATTGCGATCGATCAATGCCTTGTGCGCGTGCTTGCTCGTCCCACTTTGCAGCGTTACCAGTGAACTTTACAACACGACCAAGGTAACGGAGCACGTTGTAGTTCGAAATAAACGTTTGGTATGCTTGCATGACCGATATGATCGGGTTATCCTGAACTGTTTTTGGTTCGCTGTCCGATTCCAACTGATCAGCTTCTATGTCCCTGATGAAGTGACCAGCGAACAAACCAAGATTCAAAAGAAGAGGTGCTACCATGCCAACCTTCTTCGCAATTTCAACCACGATGCCCGAGTTAAATTTCCATTGTTTGCATGTTTCAACGAGACTCGAATCAATTACGGCAACGTTTGTGACAACTGGTGCGGTGAGTTTGATTTGGTTTGCTGAGTGATACTGTGCTTGTTCGGCATGGTAACGTGGAACGTATTTGTCGTAGTAAGCCTTTGCTTCCTTTCTGTTTTTTGGTTTGAATGTTTGCAGCAAAATGCGTTCGACAGCGCCACACTGTCCACATGTTGGCTCGGTAACTTTCGTGTTGCCTGCTTTCGTGTCAGCTACGAAGTTGTGAAGATCCCCAACGGGACAGCGCGATGTATAAAATTCAAAGAAACGTCGGAACAATCCAAGCGTGTCAAATGCTCGTAACACCGTTGTTTCGTCCAGTTTGTTGGTCTGTGAACGTCGTACTCCACACGTAGTACATGCGAGGTCGATTGGTTTCAGATTTGTAACGGGATTCTTGCCACTGAGAATTTGTTTGGCGATTTCTTTTGGTTTCAAACTAATGTCTTTCGGGTAAACCACTTTGCCCCAGTTATGTTCCTCACCAAACTCATCAAACAGTTGCCCGATACGGATTAGTACAGGCACGAACCTGCTAGATTCGATTCGACCAAGTGTTGTTATTGATGGAAAGCGATGGATCCAGCTTTGTACGTCGAACCATTTGTCAACATAAATGAGTCGGTCAAGACGAACGCGAAACTCGGCAAACTCTTTCGACGAACCGATTTGCAAGTAGTTCAAGAGCGCGTTGTACGACTCGAGCGAGTATTCATGATGGTACTTTTGATACTCGTCTGTGGGCACTTCAAGGTCGCGCGATTCCACAACCCGTTCTTTTTTTTGCCTCACAACATCAGCAATTTCAATTTGCGCCCCACCAACTTGTTGCGCGCTCCCAGTTTGCGCGGCCTCAGTTTGTGCTTCACCATCTCGCCGCGCGGTTTGTGCTTCACCATCTTGCTGCGCAGTTTGTTCCACAAACCATTCGGCAAACCGATCGTAGATCAAAAAGCCAGGGCGCGTTTCCAACCCGTAATCCTCCGGAAGCGTTCGATCGCCCATCAAAAAGTAATGACGGTACCTCGATCCCATTTTGCTAAGGTTGTCAAGAATAGTTTGGTCGGCACGAGTGATTGGTGTCAGACGTGGGTAAATACGTTCACTCGTTCGATCAATGATTGCCCCAGTTTTGGCTTTCAGAAGTGATCGGCGATACTCCTTCGCAATGTTTTCAGCACTCATGTGAAATATGTTCGTGAACGTCTGTTCGATTCCAGGTTGGTCGAGCGGCAAAACAAACGGCAACGTTTTTGCGATCTTGTTAATTTTGATTGCATAGTTGTAAACGGGATCGGTGTTGATAATGTTGTGCAAAATAGTCTCTGCCGATCCTGAATAGATCAATTTGCTAACTGCTCCTTGTTCGGTTAGCAGACGAAACAAACCGTCAAAATACAGCTGTAACGTTTCCATTGTAATGTGTTCACCCAATGCTTCCGACTCAGCAAATAGATAGTGACCACTTTGTGTTACCTGATGTAAAACAAATGCAATGTACTCTTCGACCTTTGGCTTGGCGTTAAGCTTATCAAACCGAATTTCGGTACCCTGTGTAATGAGTTTCAGAAGGTACGCATACACTGACAAAATGATTATGACATGTGTTCTCGGATGTATTTCTTGCACGTCTTGTGGAAGCTGTCCTGGTATTACTTGTTCGTCACTCTTTTTTCGGATCATCTTAACTGCTTTGCGCTTGCTCATCTTCATGTCAAAGATAACAACGAGCGGATGACACACATACGCAACAGTCGACGCAAGACCTTTCAAGTCCACGGGATTAGCGAAGAACGTGCTACGAAAAATACCCATTGCTTCCTTCCAGATTATTCGTTTCAAATGCGAATCTAATCCACCAACAAGTCCAACGTTCGCTGCGTACTGATCGGCTGGTCGTTCGAAAAGTGTCTCGCCACATATGCGACAGTAGTATGTCCACTCATCAGAGTTCTCGCCAGCTTCAATCCTGGAAATGAGAAACCGAGTTAGTTCCGATTGAATCAAACCAAACTCAGCACTCTGTGCTTGTAACGTAATTAACACGTCAACGTGTGGACAAATCAAACGGAAATGACAGTTCATACATGTTATCCACGACTCTTGTTTGGTAGCTTGTTCGGGGCTCGGTTTTTCTTTCGATTTGTCACCAGTTGGTTGTGCGTCGGATTTGTCGACAGGAGTTTTTGGGTCAGGTTCGTAATAGGTGCGAACCTCTTCCAGTAACTTCATTGACGATGCCGCAGTGCGTGCTTGTCGTAAACGCTGCATCAATGCAATGTGAGCACATGAGTTTGCCATTCTTCGAGCCCAAAATTCCTTTTGGCTATCATACTCGGTTTCAACAATCTCACGTTCGATTGTTGTGAGAATTGTGAGAAGTTGTCGCAGCGTGTACGCAGTGTCGCACCGTTTGATTGCATCAGCAGTTAGTTTCGTTTGAACGATGCGACGGTAGTTACCCAGTTTGACTGCGTCAAAACGTTGCGTGCGAACCATTTTATCCCATTGCTGCGACTCAGCATACAGGATTTTTTGGGAAACAAAGTAGCTTGCGAGACGAGCACATTCACGACCTTCGGTAAGTAACCAAAAGTATTGCCGCATGGCATTTGCTTGTTGCAATTCTGCAATGTAGTTTCGGAACGTTTCTGGCGCAGCAACGAGAATCTTGATGTCAGCGAGTCGATCGATGAGATATTTCACGTCTGGTAACGGCTTGTCCGCTTTGAATTTGCTCGGTATTTTTGGCGACAGCAAACCAGGCAATTCGCCCTTTGTAACGTAACACGTTCGATGTGCAAACACATCAATGGTGAAAGATGCCGACAAGAGTTCGCAATACTTTTGCCGAAGGAAACAGACACACCATTTGATCTTGTCCGACGCATTTTTGTCAAACATGACACGGAAGCGGTGTGATTTTGCCATGAACGTGGCTGCCCAGAATGCTGGGATGTTTCCCGCACGAATGTAGGTTCCAAGCGATGGTGGATGTGGATCAGTTCTTGGATGGAAAATAAAGAAAGAACGGTATTGTTGACCGATACGTTTTGCGTTAACTTGGATCCCGACAACCCACGCAGCATCCTCTGGTGCTAATTTGCGTCTTCGTTCATCAAATTCGGTCGTCAGACCTTTACCGATATTGTATTCATTGCCTCGTTCCACAGCTTCATCACCTTGCTTTTCAGCATCCGATCGATCACCTGCTCTGTCAATGTTATCACGCTTGATACGTTTTGACCTGGCACGTCCACCAAAGAATAATTCGCCAGCACCAGCTTGTTCTGTTTTTACTTCGATGACCTCTTTGATGGTTTGCATTTGTACACGAATAGCATTGCTGGAAACGTTTGGTGCTGGCCGTGTTTGAGAAGCACTCAGATGGCTGGCAGCGGATCCTGGTAGTATAATTGGTGTAAACCCGTCGTCAACGAACAGTTCACGCAACCAAAATTCCATCATTGTCGAACCAGTGAACGATGGTTTGCCTGTTTGGATGAGGCGCAAGCTATCCGAAAGAACTCGGAACGACATGATTTCACCTTTGATTGCCAGAGGAAGTGAGTTTGCCATCTCTTCCAAAATATGATCGATCTTTGTCTCATCAACCCTGGCCAAATCGAGGTATTCACGGCGAGCATCTACAACCTGGACGGGGGCGATTAAAGTTGCTTTTTTTTGCGATTCTGGCTCCATTACGTTATGATGTATGCTTCTTGTTGGGAAGTTTTGAAATTTGATTGTGTTAAACCAATACCAATTCATCTTAACGAATTCAAATTTACCACTAAGCAACAATGGCAGTTCCTTTGTATTTCGTCAGGCGAACAGGTCCAGCGGTAGCACCTGGTAGAGGCCTGCCCAGGAACCCACAGCAACACATTCTTCGTGCAATGTCGGCACAGTACGACTATCGAGCAAGTGTCAGGCAGATTAACACGCCCGATCAACTCTCTGATTTGCTGGTCACTACCAAGACTCACGATCCGATCGCGCCGAGCCACAACCCTTTGGATGATGCCAAGATGGATGTTTTCAGGAAAATCATGCAACTCATCCTGTTCAACAACGTGTTTGGACTTCAGCTTCGTGTCAAGGTAGAAACTGCTGAAAGGGCCCGGTTTTCTCAGCCGTACAGAACCATTTTGATTGATTGTAACACTGGAGAAATGACCGATTACGAAGCATTCGCACTGGCTGAAGCTAGTCTCGGTGCGTATTGGTCAGGATTGGTCTCGGCAACCATTTCGACGGCACATTCGCCATCAGTCAGAGACCATCCCGTGTACACCTACTTTAATGGATGCACGTTCCAGTTTACATCAAACGCAACAGGTGTAATGATCAGCTACATGCCCAATGCGTTGATGTACGTTAAACCTGCGGATCTGGAACGTTATTCGGCAGATTTGGCCAGTAACAATTTCCACATTACGTATGCAGAGATTGCGACGTTTTTCACAATATCACCGATGCGTTTTGCCATACCGACCGACCCTGACTACGACAAGTTGGTTGCACTCGGCGGTCGCTTTGTTCTGATGGATCTCAAATCCGCACACGGTGATATGACTGGTAGACATACAGATACCAGGTCTTGGGCAGAAATCGTTTTCCATCATGTTGGAAGTGAGCTCGCAGCAATTAGCGGATTCTACTTGTCAACATCAGACAGAGGCAAAACCTTGTACTATTGCGGTTTGACCGATAGGACTAACACGTCTTTTGCCAACTTCACCTTCCGTTTCTTCATTAAAGATGCTGGCGTTCATCAAACAGTGGATCCAGAAGCCACTTTCTTCGCGGGAGTGTCCAGTAACACGTCGGGCATTTTGTACATGTCGTGGAATGAAGTGGCGTTAAACAGGCAGAAGGAGCCAACGTATCACGACAATGTTAACCACGACATTCCAAGACTTTCAGGAATGACAGCTTTGAAGAAAGCACTCCTGGCTAATGGAACACCAGATAATTCGCCGTACACAACTGGCGAATTAACGGACATGTACAACTCAATGGAAGCCCACAACGCGAGCGATGATGGTAGTGCATGGTACGTTGGTTTCTGTATTCTGTCCAAGTACGGCGGTGCTAACCTGTTCCTCCCAACCTATGCTTTTTCGGTTCGCAGCATGATGGATGATCACATTGACCCCGAAATCAAAGCTCTCCTTCGTGCAACTGGTCTCGAAGACGCAGCGTTGTACTACCGTATGGTGCGGGTGATGACACGCACAGGATTCAGGAGAGATTTTTGCAAGTTTCAACCAACTGAGGCGAACTTCTGTGTGAAGTTTGAAGGTTTCCTCGCTCTCGTTGCGGATGCCATGTATGAGATGATGAAGGATCCCGAGAGGTTGAAGAAAATGGTTAAAGATGCAAGGGTCAAGAACGGCAACCCTGATTTGAATAATTTGGGTTTGAGTTTCGTTGATCCGTTGGAAATCGTGGACCAGCCCGATCCAATCAGCGCTTTTGCAGTTCGGGGTTGTGATTGTTTGGCGCTATGGGGTCGAAACTCTATAGACCCTGAAGCCGACATGGATTCGTTTACAATCATTAATACCATAAAAGCAAGGGCAAGGCCGAGAAATAGCGAAGCCAAGTACATTTTCGGTCTCATCGAGTCAGCGGCTGCGGAGATGAAGAAGAGAGTCGCAAGTGGACGAGCCTTGGCTACAGACAACATTGCCATTGCTTTCAACACGGACAGGATCAAGAAATGTATTATGAACGTACTTTTTGACATCCGCAACGCTGAAGGCATCATGCAAGTCATGGCTGACATGGAGTTAAGGGCTATGAAGTACTATGCAAACGGAGCTCCTTTGATGCATCAGCACCCTGTTTACCATGTTCAACGTGGCGGTGCATGTGTTCACACAGCAGGAACTGGCGGGGCGCCCGATGCAAACGAGCAGATGCGCCGAAGAAGGGCCGGTGAGTTCCAACATTTTAACCGACCAACCATTTACGAGATTTGTCGTCAGCATTTTACCATTGATCAGCTTGCCACAGCTGCAGTTAATGTTCTTGCTACTTACAGTCCCGACGGAACGATTGGTAAACTTCGGAGCGAAGTACGAGCAGCGCGTGTTGAAGCGGAGGAGAGTGATAATCCTTTGGGGGATTTCATAGCCGCAGCGCCCGTAGTTAGGGGCAGAGGTGGACAGAGAGGTGCCCGTGGAGGCGCTCGAGGTGGTCAAGGGAACGTCCGTGGAGCTGCTCGTGGACGAGCTCGCGGAGGACGTTAGAGAAAAAAAACAGGTTTGGGGGTTTTCTTGTTCGTCATGATAACGATTTCATGAACGTGACAATCGGGCCAACAATCTTACTATCATTTGCTCTGCCGGAGAAAGTTGGACATAGATCCCCGAAACCTGTTTTTTTTCTAAACTCCATTGGAAGTATTTGGGCGATTTTCGATCGCGAACGGACTGTAACCGTATTGTTTGCGAACATCCTTGATAGTTCGCATCAGTGACAAAGCCAGATTTTAGTTTGCCATGATGCGTCGTGTAGCGAATTTTTGTCATCGGAACGATGTTGTTCCACAAATCCGAATCTATTTGAAGGAAACCGCGCAGTTTTTCGTCCTCCACCGACTCTTCTTCATCGGGCGGTTCCATCGGAGGTTCCCAATCGGGAAGTGCGCTGAGCGCAGCAGCTAAGTCAAAGTTTTTTTCAGCCATGATGTCCTATTCTTAACAGACCTTTAGCTGTCATTCGCAAACTATGCTTTTGTTTGCTTCCAAAATGTGATTGCGGAAGTATTTCGATCGGCGAGCGATAGGTTGTAAATTGGTAAATCAGATGATTAACCAATCTTGCTTGGCAGAAAGCCAAACGGTTTGGTGAGCCATTCGGCCAACCAAACACCAACCAGCAACGTAACCAAAATCCAGCCGCGTTTCTAAACGGCGAAATCAAACGCAGAGCACGTGCACCTGGACCTGGGATATTCCAGACCAGCAACGAACGGAATAGGATCCGACGGCATTGACAACACAATGAAAGTAGCGCAACATCAACATCATTATGTTGTTAGCACCACCAACACATTTTTTCAACCATGTTGTTTGAGTGTGTCAATACTTTTCCCGCAAAACGGGGTCGGAAACGAGGGGTTATCTGTATGTTCTTGTCGTCCAATCGTTGACGCCTGTTGTGTTCCAGATATCGTCAGATGGCATAAACCCGTACTCAAGCAGTTCTCAAAATCAAATTTAACGGGGTATATCGATGACTGAATCTGCTGATATTGCTCTTGCAAACGACCGCCGCCAGTTACAAAAAATACTGATCGACGCAACGCTGCCGTGGAAAGAAGGTGAGAAAATCGGGTCCAATGGACCCGATTTCGAGCCCGACAAGTTTGGCGTGCTTGTTCAAAAATATCGGGAGCTCGATGTTGATTGTGCCGAGTTTTCGAATTTCGGCCCCGTTATCCAAAAAATAGCCGCTCTGTTTTGGAAACACCCGTTGAAACCGATCGGAAACATCATTACAACCCTTCGCGCGGGCGTAAATTGTGACGATGGTGAGTGTTCGGAAATGACCATTTATGGCTACGTTTACTGGGAAGGGACCCGTCCAGTTTACTTCACGTATGGCCCCACGTACATTTCACAAGACGGCGAATACACGGACGCAATTGCTTCGGTGCAAGCATTCGAAGACATCCGCTCCGAATTTGATGAGCTTGCCAAACCGTACGAAGCTGGCATTATCAAGATGCTTTCGTTGAACGAGCTTGTGTTCGTTTCCAAGTCGTATCCAGAAGATCGTGCTGAAGAAGTTAATGCTGGTCGTTGGGACATAATCGTTTTTATTGTCTGCCTGTTTCTCGGCGCAACCTTCCAGCCGCATGTCTTGGCGTCACACAAAAAAGTAATTGATTTCGTGATGGCGCGAGTGGAGACGCCGATTAAAATTCGCAAAAATGAAGTTGAATGGATTTCACGACTCGGCGTCCATTATCGCATTACCTGTTGCGGCCAGAAGCTCGTACCACTAACAATCACGGAAACAGCACATGTTATGGACGTTAACGAATGGATGTGGCGTGAGATATGGGTCTACCAGGTGTGTACCGATGCTGTAATTAATCTGTTAACTGACTTGCTTCCGATCACTACCGCATGGACAGTGCTCGAAGGTATCGATCATTCTTTGTTCCACGGGGCAGCAATGCCTGGCAAATATCGTCGGAGCAAACAGGCACAAAAAATTATTGCCGAACTCAATCGAATTGATCAGGACATGGAAACTGGGGCCGATTTCAAAGCGGGCCCGTCTCGTCAAAAGTTGCGTCAACTAGTAAGTTCCATCGAAGCACGCCACATTCTTTCACCGTATGCGCTCAGTTATTGGATCGAAAATGCTGGCACAACTACGTTTTCAATGCCAACACAGCTAGGACCAGAGTCTGACGACGCCAGTCCCAAGGAAAATGTTAGTCTCGATTCGATTCGAACGTGCTTGTTTACGGGTTGTTTCAGCTTGTATGTGTTACATGTTCGTTTGAACATTTTACAGGGTGACCTACATTACAACAACTCCGTTACACACAAGTCTATTACAACCGAAGCGGCATCATACAAAAAGCCAGACAATCATTTTGTTCACGTCTACTGTACGAAGAACGCAACGTTTGTCATTCCGATTCCGATCTGGCGAATGCTCATTATTGATTTTAGCAGGGCGATACTCGGTTCGTGGTCGTTACAAAAACTGTCTGATGACATCGACGTCGGCTATTCGAACTTCGTCAAGCAACAGCAGCGGACCATCTTTGAACACGCGTTTAATCGCATCGCACCAACCAACGCAACAACGCTGGGTGCTACCGAAGCGTCTAAGTTTGCCGAGTTGTTTTACGGTCACTTTGATCAACTGTTTTGGTTCATCTCGTTTTCGGATCTGCTGTCGTTCTTTCATGGCACCGTTGCTGCGTGGGCGCAATCACAATGGAGTGATGAGGCAAAGAAATTCCTTCGAAACATGTTTGCGCAATGCCAAATTGATCGTGACAAAGCACTAGTAACGCTTTTACAACATCCCGATCAAATCGATTTGACCCACTTTCCCATCGAAACTTTGATGATTAAAATGTTTCCCGAGTTCCTTCTTGCGGCACAAACAAACATTGAAGCCGTCGAACCTGTTGGTTTTTACATACCACATCAGCCAATGAAGTACTCCATGTGGGATCCAGACAAGCTACCGCCATGGGCAAACAAGAGTGAGATGCAAAAAATCGTTTCAGAACGCATGTTGAACGCGTTGTTCCCATCTAACCACTCCGAAATGTTGGCTTCGATCGCTGCTCGGAACAAGGTCAAACTGCAAATACACGATAAAACTAAGGACGAAACTGATCAAATGCCAATGTTTTCGCCCGACCGATAGCAAATTTGAAATGCAATGCTTCATACCAATTGCTATGCGTTTCTGTCCAGCCTGTAAACGAGTCCTAACAAGACAAATTGATGGTGGTCGCATTCTGTTTGTGTGCACCATTTGTCAGTTTTCCGAACCAGGAAACGATCATGACGTCAAAGTTGCAACTGGTTTAATGCGAACAAGCGACGAAGACGACATCGGTAAATATCACCGCTTACTTGAAAATGCATCGTTCGATCGTGTTAACCAGCAAGTGGCAAAAGATTGCGCCAAGTGTGGTCTGGATTATATGACGCAAATTCGTTTGAGCCATTCGGAAACTGTAATTTGGTCGTGTCAATGTGGGTTTTGGACATCAGCTATTTCTTAGCACTTGCTGAGTGTGGCGGCTTCTGCGAGGATTTCTAGCACTTGCTGTGAGCGCAGCAGCTTTCGCAAGTATTTCGTCGTCTCGTTTCGCTTCATCCCGTACTTTTTTTCTTGACACTGGATCACCATGTTCTTGCAAAAGAAAGTCGATGGTCGCCATAACTGCGAGCAAAATGAAAATAATGATGACAACAAATGAAATCGTCGGTGGAATGTATGTGTCGAGCCATATCGGTACGAAGTTCAGTTTACTGTTGCTGATGAGTGAATTAAAAGGACCGTTAGGTCGATTTTTGTTACCAGTAACCGAACCGCCAAGAACTGGTCGGGGTACGTAACCAACACCAACAAGATCATCACGACTAATGAAACGATGATTATTAGGACCTCCTACCGCTGATCCAGAGGGAGTTGGATTCCAGCGACATTGAGTCATTTCACTCCATTGGAGCTCCTTTATGTCCGTTCCAAATCCTTCGTTGAGCGCTTTCAGCGCGGCGGCTTCCCCCGCTTTTGCCGAACTCAAATAAATAGGACGTTCGAGTTTTTCGGTGCCAAAAATCCCGTTCGGATTGTACGTAGCGGCCCGTCTTAAACTAGCAGCACCTGCAGCAGCAAATATTTGACACTCTGGAGGAGGTGTTGTGTTGCCCGAACATCCGCCACATGCGGACGTTTGCATTCCACGTCGAATGATTTCACATTTGGTTGGCTTATTTTGCGACATCTCGTATGCCGTCAATCGCAAAATACTTTGAAGTCATTGTGACATCTGGTCTTGTTTGGCCAGGTTCGTAGTTTTGTGGAACACCCGCCAGCTCGGGACCTGCCCCAATGTCGGCAAGCAGTTGTTGGTGGAAAATGCGTTGCGATTCGGATTCGTTCCGCTCACCAAAAGTAGTTGTTGAGAGGAAAAATGGGGCAGCCATGATGTGGTTTCGACTCGCACCCTTTTCGAGTTTGTTGGGCACTTCAAGACGAAAAACACTGTCTGCTGCACGAATTACGTCGAGCAAAACAGTGTAGTAACCCAGATATCGTTCGTCACCAGTTATGTGTGCCATAGCTAAAAACTGTTGCAACACACCTTGTACCGCAATGATATCCATTGGAATATCCACTCGGCGAAAGCATGACACGAGACAACCTTCGTTCGCATAGACCATAATGTTTGGTTGTGCACCAGTTTCGTCGATCGAAAAACGCTCTGGGACCATGTCGAGATATGGTCGAAACCACTTTGGTTTTTGTCTCGTTGTAGTTTGTAAGAGCTTAGCAGCGTCTTGTATTCTGGTTGAAAGCAAAGTTACCGACATGAAGTCAGGGACGTGACATGTGATCGATTGCGGGGTTGTTTCCATCGGAGTAACGTCGAATTTTAGATCCCATGACGTTTGTATTTCTTCTTTGATTCCAGCTGACATAGCAGGATTGCTTGACGCACGCAGGTGGTCTGGTATCGTTGCTGAGGTTGTGGCAACATTAAACGCTTCACAAATCAAATTGAAAGCAAGAAATCCATGAATTGCGACATGTGGTACGATTGGTATTCTGACCTGTTTCAGCTCCGTTTTTGGCACGGGAAAGTTGATCGGATACACTGCAAACAAACGATTGTAACGTTCCAAATCTTTCTTCCAACGATGGAAAATAGTTTCACGAGGCGCGTTTGAAAACGGCAGCGACAGTGCCGAATGCATGTCGATCATCTGAAAGTGAGGATGTACACACGTTATTCCTTTGTAATCGATCGTTTTAACTCGGTCAAGCACAGTCTGTGGCATGTAAGAAATGTCGGCTACGTTATTGAAATCGACTCGCACACCCATCGTTTGCACGTGCATTCTACGGAACGCAGACACGTTTTCATACCCGCTTGTTTGTAGCAAATCAGCCAGATCATACGCATCCTGGATCGAGTTAGCCGAAAACATGTCGTAGTCTGGTAACTCTGTGTCGGGGTAAATTTGATCGCCGTGAATGCGCAGTGCGTAGTCAACAGCAAGTCCGCCGTAAATCAAAAGTTTGCGTTCGATCAAAAAGTTGCGGACGATCGTTAGTGCGCGAATGATCGTATCACGATCAATGTCACGAGTTTGTTGAATGGATTTGAGGTGAGTTTGGCGTGCAGAAATGTATTGTTCCCAAGTTTGTTCGGCGTCTGGATCAATCATTGTTATGGCTTTGATTTTGTTACGAAATTTATTGAAAATAGAAAAAACCATGTCATATATATCACCACTCTATGCCAGCATCAGGACTCGGAGCACTTTTTGGAGGCGGAATGTTTGGAGGTGGCAACGGTCATTCAACAAAACTCGTCATATGGCTCACTTTTGCCATGGTCGCAATTATGTTTGCAGTCTTCGTGTACATCATGTACCAAATTTATTCTGTAGACAAAAATGTTAGCCGTAATTTCCCACATCATTACGGTCGGCAATGAGACAAATAATGACCCACAAAAACGATCGTGAATAGCATTTCGAACAAGCGATGTTCCAACCTTTTTTTGACACTGATTAACCTACCACAATAACCCGCATGGCAAAAATTGGCAGAATATACGCCATTGGCGATTACGTCGGTAACCCACCGATGCCAGCACACTTCACTTACGGTGCCGGTGGAGCCGACGTTGAGCGAGAAATGGACGACATCTCACAGCAAATGCAAGCTGAGCTCGGCGACACAGAGCTTGCTATCCATATGCCGCTAGTATGGAACTACGAAACCGCTGGTAAGCGACTCCGAGATGAGTTGGGTGGCGAGAAAGGTGTCACATGGGAACAAGTTGTTTTTGTTATGGATCAAATAGCGGCCGATATTAACCGTGAAGCAGAGAACGTTCCACTCGCTAAATCATTGGAAGCGTTCATCGCTGCGGGAGCTTTACTTCATAAACCACCGCAGTTACCAGAGATTTTGGAATCTCTGCAACGATCGATCGACAACCGGCCAGGAGATGGTACGATTTCAGTTTTGATCGGCGGAAACAACGTGATTGTAACGCATTCCCCAGCATATTCTGCACCTCATCTCGATTCACCACGCACCGAAGTAACATTTCCTGACGTTGATGTGAAGGATGTGTTTTGGCATTTCGCTCAGACATACGGAGCTTCAAGGTGTGGATGGGACGTAGATATCGACCCAGATTGCGACAAAATCATCCATTTCACGTTCTATTTACCAGAGCCAATTCCAGAGTCAGTTTTGGATACGACGTTTGAATCTAAATTGGACTTAAAGCAATAGGTGTGATAACAAATGGAACTTCCTTTTGAAGAAACAGCCGATGACACAGTCGATCAAGAGGTGATGGAAGAAATGCTTTCTCGCCTCGAGAACACGGATGGTTTGCCAAGCCAAAGGAGAGCAGATGGCGAACTATCCAACGATTGTCCCATTTGTAATGTATGCATGAGCTTTTCCGAGTCTGGTTTCGTTTGCATGGAATGTGGTTTCATGGACGAATCGGGCGCGGTCCTCGAGGATGATGAAGCAAAATCAATCTCGACCACACGTATCACAGTTCGAGGACCTGATAGCTATCGTTTCCAAAAGGAATTTGATCATACGCATCTGGCAAACTATGGTGAAATACAAAAGGCGACAGTGATGCGTGAGTACCGTTACTACAATTCTGACTACACGGCACATGGTGGTACGCCGTTTTCAGGCATGGTTATCAACGTAGCAACGAACTTGTATCATCAGTTCCAACTTCGAAACTATGTCAAACGAAGCGAATACAAACGAGCAATCATGGCGCAGTGTCTTTGGTTGGCGTGTATTCAGAGTGGTTTTGCCCGAGACAAATCTGACGCAGCAAATTGTTTGAAATTGCGATCTGGCACCGCAAAGGGTGAGGATTTTGTCAGACGAGTTTGCGCAATTGACCCAACTATTGACATCAATGTAAATAAAGACATCACAGCCGAGTGGGTAGAAACAATATTTGGCCAGCTTGAAATACCGCCACACTTGTCCTACATCAAACCAAAGGTTGTCGAGATGGTTCAGATAGCCAAAAAGAAAGGTATCGGACACGCATCATTTGGACGTAGCAAAGTTGTTGGCGCCACGACAGTGTTGTTGCGAGCAGTTGGTTGGCCAGTTCGAATTGGCGATGTTTGCGATCGATGCACGATACGCAAGAATACCGTTGAACGGTTCACGACCGAAATCGAACAATATCAATCGCATTTTGTTCACATTTATGACTCCATGAAGGAAACTGTGCCGAGCTGCTAGGCTGACAAAAATTTGACTCTTTTTTTTGTAAATGTAACTGATTTTACTATGGCAGCCAACGCACTACAATCCATTGCAACACACTACGACACGTCATGTTTTGACGTATCAGTTCACATGGAAACGCAGCAGGCCAGCAGAGCGCCACAAAGTGTGGTTCCCAAAATTTCGTTGCTCCAAACCAAAATTGCAATCTGTGGACCACCATGTGCGGGCAAAACTGAGCTTGCCGCAGTGCTAGCGAATCGGTTTAGCTTGTATCATCTTTCAATTTCTGATGAGGTTAAAAATATTGCCGAGCGCATGTTTGAAATGAAAACTGACGACGATGCGCTGCTCCGTTCGGTTGACGGAGCATTACGATCAGTTGATTGTGATTGTTTGGTTCGATTTGCTTCACGCACGTTCACCGAATGCGACTTCACAGCAATGCAGTGTGATTTTGCATCGTTACCAGTTTCACGTTTGTCTATTGGTTTCGAAGACCTTCGTGGTGTGATTATTGACGATGTCCGCCTTGATTCTGACGCGCAGTATTTGATCGAACACGACTTCATTGTGATCAGGTTACAGACAGATTCTGCATTGCGTGCCGAACGGCTAGCAACAAAGTATGATGATCGTTTTAACGACTACCTACAACAGCACGAAGCTGAGCTCACAGCAGTTTATTTGATCCAAGATGATCATGTTACCACAACGTTTGCTGTCACAGAACAGACACAGGCAAACTTGTTTGATTCCGTTTCAGCATACGTTTCTGATTACCACTGCTTTTGCCAAACACAGGCTACTGCGCAAAGATGGTTTCAACAGTTTTTCCGTGAACGATTGTCGTTGGAATTGTTTGATTTGCTTGGCAAACTCGAATTTGCGATGCAACTAGCAAACATTACCCGAGGATTCGAAGGTGACGTTGGTGTGTTACGCAGAAGCGCCAGCTTGCACCACAACCGTCTTTGGCGAAAGTTCGGTGAGTTTGCTGAGCAGCTTCAAAAAACAGCATACGACTCGCTGATGAACATAGAATTGCACGGGTTTTCATCACCCCGTCTCTCCGCAGGCTACCTTGCTTTGCGCGATGATTGTGCATCGTTGTGTGATGAGTGTCAAAAGTTCATTGATGCGATGCCAACTACGATGGTAGAAATGGTAAACCGTGTCTTCCAAAATCCAATTGACATACAACAAACTTGCGCAAACCATCAGGTCGCTACATTTGTGTTCAAGATAAAGCGTACCATAGCTCGCGCACGTACGTTTTTGGAAACGGCCAATTTCAAAACGTTTACGGCAGAGTTTCCATCTGTAACAGACGCGCAGGCTGATTTACATGGTGTTGAAGCAAACGCATTACGTGTTGAGGCAAACACAGTTGGTACGCTAGCCCAACTACGCGCTGACAGTGATTACCTCATTGCATCTGTTCGGTAAAAAAACAAGGGTTTAACTTTTTTGGATTGAGTTAAAACTCAGGCAACGCCATTTCACGAACGTTCCACTCCTCGTAGATGTACGTTCGCTCGTCACGTATACCGACCAGCCGCCTGATTCGCATCGGGTTCTTTTTTTCCCGCAGTTCACGATACACGCGTTCGATTGGATCAATTACATTTTCACAATTAGCAAACGCCTGAGCACCGCTCGTTATTTGCTTCGCACGTGACGCAACAACAAACGCTAGCTCTGTCTTTTGGATTTTGTTGTCCGTAACGCGTTCGTCGGGATGAACGATGATGTGTGTTCTGATTGCATTACTGATTTCCAAAGAGTTTGCTGGTGCTTCTGCTCGGGTTGTTCGAATGGTTTGTGGTTTTGTTCGAGACAAGATCGGTCGAACGTTGGACGGTTCTGACGGGGCTTCTGATGCGTTTTCAATGATTTCGTCAACAGATTCGGGATCAAGAACTTCATCAACTTCGTCAGCTTCTCCATCTCTTTGTTCCTCATTTTCACCTCCTCCTGCAACGTCCACAACATCTTCTTCCTCGAAACCAACATCGTCCTCGATTTGAATGGGTTCGTCGAAGTCGTCGTCCATATGTGTCGATTGCAATATTCAAGTTGTAATTCAAATTTACATCAATGTTTTCTTGGGCAAATCTCGTTTTGGATGTCATTGGGTGGTGGATTCGTTTCCGTCAAGCGATGTGGATTTGGTTTAATGTTAACGTCTACAACACCTACAAACATCAACCGATACGTACGGCGCGTGGAAACTTTCATGTTCACGACGTTGTTCCACATGCGTATTTTCACACGATAACAGTTTTATATCACTGTTTACGACCGTTTACCTTACAATCGTACGTGAAATATTGTGGTATCTCAGCACTAACATTTGTGCTCCGTCGAGACGATGACATTGTTTATTTTATGGTTAATCCAATCAATCGTCGTTTTCAGGTCGTTTGTGGTAAGTACGAACGTAACGGGCTTCTGTTTTGCGGAAGTTTGGCAATGAATTATTACTTGCCCCCGAAAGTACCAAACATAGCCGACGTTGACTAGCGGGCAATCGTTAAATGCTACCAGGCAACACTGACGGTAAGAATTTTTTGTCTACGAGATAGCTCAGACCAGCACGCGGAACTTGTGAAAGTAAATCTTGTAACGGTTTGGTGAACCTCGCTGCAGCGTCAGCTGTTCGTAGCAATAATGATGGGTTAAGTGCGGGGTCAATTTTGCCGTAGTCAGCTGGTACCTTTATGTCGTCATCCTCTTTTCTCGGTTCAAGAAAGTCCAGGTCAATATCCACAAACCCACTCATAACAGACACTCGGTCAACACGAAGCGTATACAGCTGTTTTGCGTCAGATCCGACCACCATTTGCAGATCAAGTTTGTTAGAAACAATTACATCAGGCTTGTGGACAAACGGAATTCCAATGCCTTTTGTTTTCCGAATGATGTCATCACGCAAACGATTCGGAACACCCACTTCGATGCCGTGACGTGTACGGTACTTGTTTGCTGCTTGATCATAACGCAGTAAATTCAATTTCAAACCATCAAAAATACAATGTTTAACTGCTTTGATACGTTTCATAAATTCGCTCGGTTCCGTGTGAGTTAGCCGAAAGTCGTAACCCCAATACGGATTCAATCCCATTGCAATCCATTCCTCAACGAGCCCGTTTCGGAACGTGTAAATCTCCATGAACGTTTTGAAATCCAAATACTTTGCTGAACACCACTGTTTTAGCTTCGCTACGTCTCCACCACATCCACGCAGCTGTTTCAGAAACATCTCGAAAACAAACAGTGTTTCAATGTAATCGTCCGCTATCAAAAACATGCTTGCGAAGTAAAATTTCTCTGAATCCGATGGTACGTCAGCTCCACCAACCATTGGGTTGAGGTATTTTGGTAACGCTTCACGCAACGTTTGTAGGTACTTTGATTCAAGCATTGGCGGTGGTCGACCGCTACCTTTTTTTGGCATTTTGTACAACTTGTTAAATCGCATTACATCAAACATGGATGCGATCGTAATCATGTCCATTGTGTGCACGTCCCACGTGTAACTCGCAACAATCGTTCGGAATGCTTCGGGTTCCATCTTAACTGAGGTCATTAGCAAGCGACCAAACTCTGTCATGCCATATCCTTTGATCGGAGGTGTTTCTTGCAACACCATATTGTCTGACACAAAACCCAAAACAAGCATACGTTCAAACGTTGCTGCAAGCACGTCAGATGGTGGAGCGTCGGGCAAATCGATATCTTCGACACGAAATTCTGGATTCTTTTTTGCCAACATTTTGGTTGCCGTTTGTTGTATGATCAAATCCAACAGACCTGAATCGAGACCCTGTGTAATAACAGCAGGATACTGTCGTGTACAAAACGCATCAAAGACAGACTCTGGGTACAATGCATGAAATTCACCTGGAAACTTACGACCAGCACGACCCATTCTTTGCATTGCTCTACTCATTGAAAGCGGCACTGTAAGTACACCGCTTAATTGTTGTGGAAAGAAACGTATACGCTCTCGACTCCAACCAGAATCAATAACATACTTCAACGTATTAATGGTGATACCAGTCTCAGCAACGTTTGTAGCAAGGACAATCTTTCGACGCACGGGCATAAACTTGTTTGGCTCATCAAAACATGGTACTTTCAACTCAGACGGAGGCAGCATCGTCATGCGGTAATTCATTGTCTCATGTGTCACATCGGGACCCGAAACCTGAGTTACTTTGTATGGTGGTGTTTTTGATTTCATCGAACGCTGTGATTGGTTGAATTCATCCAGGTAGTCTGTTATTTTTTTCATCTCAGCAGCACCAGGGGCAAAAATGAGTATGTCACATTTATCTTTGTCGTCGGTGAGGTTTGCCAAATGGATTGCGTGTGCTTTTTCAGCAGCCGCTCGGGGGTAATCTATTACTGGCGTTTTGGTGTAGTGTCGTTTGATCGGGTATGTTCGACCCTTAACGATTACCGTATTGGTCTCGCTTCCAAGGTCAAAGAACCCCTCCATCTTTTCGGTGTCGAGTGTTGCACTGCATAGCAAAACAAATGGCACGTCTTTGTTTTCATAGTTACGTGCAATAAATTGTTTGAGCAAGCTCAGAACCAAATCTGTCCAAATATTTCTCTCATGCACCTCGTCAACAATAATAATGCGATACTTTTTAATAATGTCCTGGTCGTTTTCGGCAAAGCGCATCTTTGCCATGAGCGTGTCGAGCGTCATGAAGATTAAGCCGTTACCACGACATTTTTGGTTCCTCGTACCTGTTTGGTATCCAAGCGTTTCACCCAGAACGATGTCGGGATATTCCACCATAGCTGACAGATCTTTGGCAATTTCAATTGCGGTCAGTACACGGGGTTGTGTGCAAACGACGTCTTTGCCTCTGAAAATGTCTGTAAACGGCTGTGATGGTGGTCGTAGCGTTCGAAACAAGTAAACAGGTAGGGCAGTTGATTTGCCCGAACCAGTATCTGATCTGACGAGAAGAACGCGGTCGCGCCAATGTTGTGGTCGTGCGTTTCCCAGTCTCCGTGACGTTACCCACGACGTAATGTAATCAACTGCTGGCCGATCTTTGAATTCTACATTTTTCGGCGAGACAAGAAAACCTGGGAGCAAAAGTGTTGGCGGAGGCATTTCCTATACTGTCATCGTCATGAGCTTTTGAAATACTTCACCCCAAAGCGCTGACCGTAACCCAGTTGATTCGAGAAGGCGCGAACATGCAGACAAATGGAAATCAAGCAACCGACGAGCCACTTCCACCCCGTAAACAAGCGCAACGTTCCAACAACGCTTGTCTTTGTCAGTTTCACGATCGCCAATGTCATCGGCAATTTGAAATGCCAGCCCAAAATGACGACCAAGTGCTTCGATTGGTGGGAGCTGGTTCATGTCTCCGCCTGCCGAAAGAAACCCCAACACAACCGAAACTTCGTACAACGACGCGGTTTTTCGGTAAATCGAATCAAGCACAGCGTTCGTTCCGTACGCTTTTTGTAGGTCTTCAATTAACGGAATCGAGTCCATAAATTGACCACCAACTATCCCTTTATGATCTAATCGATCCCAAAAGTAATCATACATTCGTGCTCCACGTTGCCAAACTTCGACACATTTCTCGGGCGGGACGCGTCGGTTCCTGCAGGTCATTTTCACCGAATCATGCATGCATTGCACCTGTGCGGACAAGTTTTTCATTGCAGCACAGATCATACTCATTGACGCCAAATGAGCAACAATAACACCGTCTTTCGCGTGAACGGTCTGTTGTCCACGGCGTATCACATCGTCATCAAAAACTGGCAGATCATCAACAATGAGTGACGCATTGTGAATGTATTCGATCGCCAAAGCCGATGGCATCGTATTAACGTGTGTGAAATTTCCATGTTTTGTTAAGCGCGCAACTTCATTAACAATGATCGATCGGAGACGTTTTCCCCCAGCAAGAGCGTAGTTGCACGCGTTTGAAATCGGAGTTTCATGTGTATTTTGGAACGTATTCCAGTCGAACATACCGTTTTGGTAGTCGTTTGTAATAGCCAAATTGATTTGGTCCTGCATTTCCGCAAACGTTTTTGGCGTCATTTCGATTGCACATCGATGACCTGAGCCGATATTGGTTTGCAGGCTGAAGATCAGCGATGTTTGCAAATTGTTGATGGTATGAAAGCGTCGTTTGAATTTGCGCCACGATTGAACGGCAAACGAAACACAGGCAACAGCAATGCAAATTAACACCGTAATCAGCGAGATGATGATGTGGGAAAATGATAACATGATATGATTTTGATCGAACCGTTTCGAAATGCGTGGCGCAAAATATGTGAAAAAAACCCGCCGTCATATACGCCTCTATGTCTCGTCGCAAGATTGCATTGAACATCGAAGTAACACGGGCAATGCCTAGTTCATGTGTCGTTATCGGATTTCCTTTTCGGGTTAACCAATGGTGTTTGGATGGTTTTGGATGCGGCGCGCTACCGCTTGCATTCGACAATTTTGACAATTCCGCGCTTGCTTACGCTGTGTTTACGGTCGTTCGTGATGGATTGCTTGGATCCGTTGCGGAAATGGCAAAAAACAAAGCCACCTCGGTTTCGTGCGGAGCCCAAGATGGTGATTTTATAATTAGTGTTGTGTGTGATAGATCGTTTTCATCGGCGCGAAAGTGTGCTGGCAACGTTGTCAAAAACCTCCGCTTTGGGAGCATGTGGGACGCTTATTCAACGTGTTGTCGAAGCACTGGTGTTAAGCCGAACAAAGACGCGTTTTACGCTGCCGCCGAGGAGGCCTGTAAGGGATTGGCACATTTGTCGGTCACAATGATTGGTCGATTCGAAAACCTCAGCAAAGAAAACGAGAAAAAAGCAGTTGAAACCATTTCCAAAAAAATCAAAGAAAGCGACCCCGCAGGCAAAGGAGCTCGTCGAAACGTTGCTGCTGAGGCAGTTGCGTCGGAATCCAAAGGAGTTGATGCGGTTTACAGCACATTAACAGCGAGTGGGATCAATGGAGTTATTTTGAAATCCTACGTCGATGCGATGATCAAAGGGATCACTACCAAAATTGTTGACGGAAAGCTCTACTTTCCATCAATCAAAGAGCGTGCCGTTCACGCTTTGGCCGATAAAGATCGTATAAGCCGCTTTACTGACCAGCTCGAGCGCCTTCAAGATCCCGCAGGGGCAGTAATATTTATGGCGGCAAAATCGTGCCTGACCCCAGTTCGACAACTCGCTATTAAGGACAAAATGGGTGCTGGTATCGAGGCAGCGCTCAAAAAAGCACTAGAATAAGCCTCTTTTTAATGCATTTTTTGGAAGAAATGAAAACTGATCCTTTCGTTCCGAAAGCAATTCATCTTAACGAATTCAAATTTACCACTAAGCAAAAATGACTTCATCGCCGAAGCAAGTTGCCAAAATGCCCAAAGGGTTTCTTCGACGTAAACCAGCTGCTAAGGCATGTCCCGCTCCCACAGCACCAACGCCTCAACAGGTTGGACCCAAGGTCGAGTTGGTCGTAGCTGCACCTGTTACCAGTGCTGATATTGAAATAATGCGCTTCCTCCGTGGACCAATCACGGCCGCCGTGAAACGCCAAGAAGCAGCTGCTCAGGCACACACCGACAAGAACTTGATCCCGAATCAAGAGCCCATGTCTTCACCAGTGTCCTCACCGGTGTCCTCACCAGTGTCCTCACCGGTGCCTGAAGCTGACGGTCCCGTTGACCCATGGACTGCCTCCGTGCTACCACAACATGCTGTTCAAGTTCAATGGCGTCCCACTGTTTCGCTTGAGGAAGCTCAATTGCTCAAGGGCTTTGCCAAAATTCTGATCAATATCTCCAGAGAAGCGAGGCTCGCGCTTCAAAACGCCTTTTCGCCTGTTGACGGTTTGATTTCCATACAGGATCGACTCGTGAGAACGGACGTAGACGTTGTGGACTTGTTGCGCAGGAATCAAGAGTTTTCCGACAATGATGGCGCCAAAGCAGCCGCCCATGATGCCCATGATAATGCTACTTGGCTGGCTGTTGCCCTGGAGAATCGAATAAATCGACTCACAGTTCTCGATAATGCTTGCGTGATGATTATAGAAGGAGGTCTAGTTAAATCACACGTGGCCGAAATGAGACGTGCGGCAGCCGCACCGGTAGCGGCCCAACACGCTGCAGCGCTGATGCAGGCAGTAGGAAACTGGAAAATACCAGTTGTACCAGCCACACTAACCGTGCCTGCGCCAGCCGCACCAATTGTGCCTGTGCCAACCACACCAGTCGTACCTGTGCCAGCCGTGGCTGCACTCCACAACGCTGTTAACATGCCAGCCGCACCAGCCGCACCAGTTGTACCAGCTGTGGCTGCACTCCACAACGCTGTTAACATGCCAGCCGCACCAGCCGCACCAGTTGTACCAGCTGTGG